ATTTATATAAGTAAGTTAAAATAAAGTAATGTTATGGCAGAAAAAGTTATTAAAGAATTCTCAAAAGAAGAGAAGAATAAAATTGAAGATATTCAGACAAAGGTTTTACAAATAACAGCAAGATTGGGTGAAATAGAAATTGACGTAAACACCCTTGAAACGCAGTTTTCAAATTTAAAACAAGAAAAGATAAATTTGATGAAATCTTACTCTGAATTAAAAGTAGAAGAACAAACGTTAGCAAGTGGATTAAGAGAAAAATATGGTGAGGGAACTTACGATATTACAACAAATCAGTTCACACCTAACAAATAAGTATTCGTTTTCAAAATTTTTGGAGTATTTATATAAAGGTAAACCAAAGATTTTAATTTAGGAGAAAATAATGGCAGAAAGAATTGTTAGTCCAGGCGTATTCACAAGAGAGAAAGACCTCTCATTTTTACCTCAAGGGATAGGTGAAATAGGTGCAGCGTTAGTAGGACAAAGTATTAAAGGTCCTGCATTCGTACCAACGAAGGTAGAATCTTTTCAAGAATTTCAACAAGTATTTGGTGGATTAACTGAAGATTCATATTTACCATATACAGCACAATCTTATTTAGAAGAAGCAGGAACTGCAACAATAGTAAGAATTTTAGGTGCAAGTGGATATAATGTACAAACATTAAATTTAAGTATATCATCATCTGCAGGTGTGAAGGTAGCAGCGGTATTACACCCAACTACTAAAGTGGCGTTTGCAAACAATGTAAACTCTACAGGGTCACTCGATAAATCTGTAATCACTAACTTAAGTGGTTCTGCAAGTGCACCAACACCTGAAGTATCAGCATCTAATTTCGCTCTATATTTAAGTGCATCAGCCGGAATCAGTGTATTATCAGCATCAGCACAATTAGCAGTACCAACAGGTTCATTAAATCCCACGGCAAACAATTATATAGCTAAGACATTCGGTTTCTCTCCTAAAAACGATGGTCAATATGCATATTTATACAATGAATTTAGTACATTCGCATCTCAATCATTCGCAACGGGTGAAGAAGTAAGATTGACAATTTCTAATTCAAGTATAGATTATACAAAAGCATACTCACACGCAACAACACCTTATATTATATCACAAGATGTATCAGGTGTTACTAAAAACCTATTTAGATTCCACACGTTATCACACGGTAACCCAACAAACTATGAATTTAAAATAGGTATTAGAGATATCAAACCAGCATCAGAGGTGCCTGGTTCTGAATACGGTACATTCTCAGTAATAGTAAGAAGAGTAGATACTTCTAAGATTCCTAACTCTGTATTCGGTCAAACAGTACAAGATACTGATACAAGACCAAATATTGTAGAAGAGTTCTCAGGTGTTAACTTAGACCCTAACTCACCAAACTATATTAAGAGAATTATCGGTGACAAAGAGATTCAAATAGACGCAAATGGAAAAGTAATCTTAAATGGTGACTATCCAAACGCATCTGTAAATATTAGAGTAGAAGTTGACAGTGATGTGGATTCAGGAGCAATGAATTCAACTCTTGTACCATTTGGATTTGCAAAAGTAACATCACCACTTCCAAGTGGAGCAACTTTACCATCACCAACATACAATTTAACACAATCTATAAGTGGTGAATTTAATAAGAGAGCATTCTTAGGATATTCATACGACTTCGTAACTACAGATAACTTAAACTACTTAAGTCCAACTCCTGACGCAAGTTCAACTACAGTTGGTAGTAAGTTCTTATTAAGTAACTGTATCTCAAACGGAGCAGCGATTGCATTGAATGATGGAATTATAGATAATAAAAAATTCTTAGTACCTTTCCAAGGTGGATTCGATGGATTTGAACCAAACAGAACAGTATATGTTGGTTCAAACATTGTAGCAGGAAACTCACAAGGTTTTGACCTATCAGGAGCAACTGCAGCAGGAACGGTAGCATATAGAAAAGCAATTAACGCATTATCAAATCCTGATGAGTATGACTTAAATATGTTAGTACTGCCAGGTGTTATCAATAGATTACACTCTTCAGTAAGTACATTTGCAAAAGATATGGTTGAAGATAGACAAGACGCATTCTATGTAATGGACGCAGGAGCATATCAAGATTCAATATCTACAGTAGTTAACTCATTAAGTTCATTTGACTCAAACTACGTTGGTACTTACCATCCATGGGTTAAAATACTTGATACAGACAAGAATAAACCAATTTGGGTACCACCAAGTGTTGTTATTCCTGGCGTTATAGCATTTAATGACGCAGTTGCAGAACCATGGTTCGCACCAGCAGGTCTTAACAGAGGTGGATTACCAAACGTAATCGAAGTTAAATCAAGATTGACTCATACTGAAAGAGACACATTATACGAAAATAGAATTAACCCAATCGCAACATTTCCTGGCCAAGGAGCAACTGTATTTGGACAAAAAACACTCCAAGCAAAACCAAGTGCACTTGACAGAATAAATGTAAGAAGATTGTTAATAGCATTGAAGAAGTTCATAGCATCATCTTCAAGATATCTAATTTTCGAGAACAATACGGCAGCGACAAGAAACAGATTCTTAAGTATCGTTAATCCTTACTTAGAATCAGTACAACAAAGACAAGGTCTTTACGCATTCCGTGTTATCATGGATGAATCAAACAATACACCTGACGTGATTGATAGAAACATCTTAAAAGGTGAGATATTTATACAACCAGCGAAAACTGCAGAGTTTATAGTACTTGATTTCAACGTACTACCAACAGGTGCAGCGTTCCCTGAAGGATAAAAAATAAAAAAAAGACTATTTATTAGAAAGAGATAATAGGAGACATAAATGGCACAATTATTAGACCCAACAGAAATTATGTTCACGAACTTTGAACCTAAAATGTCAAATAGGTTCATCATGTACATCGAAGGAATACCTGCGTATTTAATTAAAACGTCAGCAAGACCTGAGATTCAGAATGGTAAAGTGACAATCGACCACATTAACGTAAGAAGATATGTTAAAGGTCGTTCAGAATGGCAAGATTTGGCAATCACTCTATATGACCCTGTAGTACCGTCAGCGGCACAAGCAGTAATGGAGTGGGTTAGATTACACCATGAATCAGTAACAGGTAGAGATGGATACTCTGACTTCTACAAAAAAGACATCACATTTAACAGTTTGGGTCCTGTTGGTGATAAAGTAGAAGAGTGGACATTAAAAGGTGCCTACATTCAATCAGCAAACTTCTCTGACATGGATTATACAGGTGAAGACTTAGCAACAGTAGAAATGACACTTACTTACGATTACGCAATTTTACAATACTAATCATAATATTACTTTAATAATAAAAATTGAAACCCACCAATCGGTGGGTTTTTTACTTTTAATTATATACTTATTACTGTATACAATATATGGTTAACCAATATAGGAGTTTAAAATGGCATACAATTTAGTAAGACGTAAAGAAGATAACGTTGTAGAGTGGTTTGGTCACGGTTACACTTGGGTAGATAAAGATAATGGTGGTGAAGCAGCAACCCACTTTACTATTTCAGAGGAAACAGCTGAAATGAAACTACCTACTGATGGTTGGGATTATATCGGAAGAGATAAAATCACTATGGATGACGCAGATGTACCTGAGGATAAAGAATCAGGAGCAATCTTAAATGGTTCAGAAGGAAGTTATACTTGGGCATAACACTAAAAATCTTCAAAAAACATTAACCCCCATCTTTTTGGGGGTTTTTTGTATTAATTATTTTGCGATTTCATATATATTATAGTACAGTACAACAAATTATAAAACGAGTTTTATTATGGCAAATCAAAAATTAACTGACGATTACCCTCTTTCTAACGAGGAGTTGGTAGAAAAAGTCAAAAAGGAACACGAATCAAAACAAATTCGTGATTACAAATTTCCTACAGAAATCATAGATTTACCGTCAAATGGTTTAATCTATCCAAAAGATAACCCTCTCTCAACAGGTAAAATAGAAATGAAATATATGACTGCAAAAGAGGAAGATATCTTAACAACCCAATCATATATTAAAGATGGAACAGTATTAGACAGATTGTTTAAATCTTTAGTTATAGGTAATGATAAAGGTGAATCAATAAATTATACAGATTTAGTAACAGGTGACAAGAACGCAATTATGATTGCAGCAAGAATTCTTGGATATGGTAAAGACTACAAAGTAGAAGTAGAAGACCCAACAAGGCCAGGGACTAAACAACAAGAAAATATTGATTTAACACAATTTGAAAACAAACCATATGATGGGTCTAATCAAACAGAACCAAATAAAAATGAATTTGAGTTCACATTACCCCAATCAAAGAGAAAAATTACTTTTATGGCTATGAATGAGTCAAAAGAAAGAAAAGTAAAACATCAAGTAGAATCACTGAAGAAAGCAAATCGTAAAATTAAAGATATGACTTCAAGACAGTTAACTACAAGATTGAAGAATACAATTTTATCAATAGATGGTTCAGAAGAACAAAAAGACATCAACCATTTTGTGGACAACGAGTTATTTGCGGTGGATTCAAGAGCACTCAGAGCGTATATAACAAAAGTTACTCCCGATATTGATTTAACATTTGAGTTTATTTCTGAGGAAAGCGGGGAAGGGAGAGAAATGACACTTCCTATGGATATCGGGTTTTTTTGGCCTAACAATTAACTATAGAAAGCAGTTACATTCTCAAATCTTCGACCTTATTTATCACGGAAATGGTGGATTTAATTTTAGTGATGTTTATAACTTTCCTGTTTGGGTAAGAGAGTTTTATATACAGAAAATAATTGAATTCAAGAAGGAAGAAAAGAAACATCATGATAAGGAAATGAGAAAAGCTAAATCAAGAACTCCAAGAAGATAGTATAGACCCAACGTAAATGTTGGGTTTTTACATATTTATAACATATGAACAAAGGAATTCCTATGAAAACTATTAAAGAATCAGATTTAAAAAAGATATTTGACGCGTATGGTTTAGACGAAGGTATCTTTGATATCTTCAAAAAAATGAGACTAAGAAAGAATATCGACAAGATTGATAATGAAATAGACTCAAAAATAGAAAAAGTAAAAAACCCACAACAAAAAGACGCAATAAGAAAACTACAACAATCTCTTAGAAAAGCACATTCATTAGGTGTTATATAATATAGAGGGGTATAATGGCAGAGTCTAACAAACAAAAAAAACAAGCGTACATTGAACAAATAAACCTTGCTGAAAAGTTAAAAGGTATTGTTGAAGGTACGAATATGGAAAACGAAAGGGCGATTGAAATTGCAATCGACCTTGACAGTAAGTTGCAGGATAGAATTAAATCTGCAGACGGTATCCAAAAGTTAGACGAAGCAATCAACGAATTATTACTTGAACAAGCAAAAACTAAGACTGATATAAATCAAGAAATGATTGATGAACTCACAACTACAAGAGACATCATGAAACTTGAAGAAAAACGAAAAGGGTTAATGGATGACCTTAACGACAAATTAAAAGACGCGTCAGGAATGAACAATGAATTTGTCAAAGCATTTCAACAAGGTGGTGCAATCGGTGTTGGTATTGTAGCAACAACTAAAGCAATAGAATATCTTGGTGATGTAATGAATAATACCGTGGGTCTTGCAAAAGACCTTTATACAAACATGGGTACCTCAGCAGATGAAGCGACACGATTAGGTTTTCAAACACTTGGAGCAGCAATTAGTATTGAAGGTTTACTCTATGGTGTGGAAGGATTATCAGCAGCAGCAAAAGACGCAGGTGATTTCTTTGGAACGACACGAGGTATCACATCACAAATGCAAAAAGATATTGCAGAACTAACAGCACTAACAGGTGACGCAGCGAACTCAGTTAAATTAAACGAAATATTTGAACAAACAGCACAGAATAGTTCAGACCTTACCGATGATATTAGAGCAATCGCAACTAAAGAAGGTGTTAATGCAAGTGCATTATTTAAACAAATGGCAGGTTCGGCAGGATTACTTGTTGGAGCATCAGCAGAAGAATTAAAGAATCTTGCGAAGAAAACAGCAGAATTACAAAGACAGGGTGTCACAATGGCTCAGATGGAAGAGATGTCAGGTAATCTCTTAAACATTGAAACCTCTTTACGAGCAGAAATGAAAGTAAGAGCGATGGGTATGGATGATATTGCAGGTTCAGCAGGTGCATTTAGAGACGCCGCGATGGCATTTGAATTTGGTGATGAAGCCGAAGGTATGGAACTAATGGGTCAAGCATTAAAACAAGCAGGTGTAGATGCTGAACGATTCGGTGAAATGAATAGAAAAGAAAAAGAAGCAGTCGCAGCATTGATGGGTACAAACGTTGATGGTCTTTCTGACATGGTGGTTAAACAAGAACAATTCGCAAGATTGAAAGCAGAAAACCCAACTATGAGTACTGAAGAACTTCAGGCATTAGCAGAAGCAGATGCAAAAACTGCACAAATTATGGGTAAAGTTGGTAGTTTTGGTTTAAATATCGGAACAGCATTTGCAGGAGCGGTTGCTCAAATGGCTATCATGAACAAAATGCAAGGTAAAGATATGGGTTTTAAAAACCTAATTCCTGGCATGAGTAAAAAACCAAAAATAGAAACACCTAAAATAGATGGTGATGTTGACCCTAAAAAAGCAGGTGGTATTAAATCATTCTTAACAGGATTAAGAGATGGACTACAGGCATTCGCAAAAGGAGCAGGTAAGACATTATTAGGTGCATTAACTTTAGCAGGGGTTGTAGCAATATTAGGTGTTGGGTTTGCAGTAGCAATGGAAGTATTAGGTGATGTTGACCCTGTTAAAATGTTAGCATTCTCAGTATCAATGGGTATCTTAGGTGCAACTCTCTCATTAATAGCTAATGTGGCAGGAAACGTAATTATGGGTGCCCTCGCACTTGGAATAGTAGCAGTCGCATTGATACCAGCAGCATACGCATTTAGTTTATTAGAAAATGTAGATGTTGGTAAAATGATTGCCTTCTCTATAATGTTACCTCTACTTGCATTAGCAGCAGCCGGACTTGGATTTATTGCTCCATTTGTCATAGCAGGGGCGGCAGCATTAATGATATTAGGATTAGCATTAATACCCGCAGCAATGGCGTTTGGAATGTTGGGTGATTCGGGTATGGACGGTATGGTTGAAAGTCTTGCGACATTAGGTCAAGTAGCAGGTCCATTACTAATGGTTGGAGCAGGATTAATTTCAATCGCAGCCGGATTAGGAATAATGGGATATGCAGGAATGGCAGCACTTCCTATATTAGGAATGTTACTCGCGTTATCAGTAGCAGCACCCGCACTACTTGCACTTGGTGGAGCATTAGGTGGAATCTTTGGTGGTGGTGATGAAGGTGGTGACTCAGACGTAGTTAGTGAATTAAAAGGACTTAGAAGTGATATAGCAGGACAACCAATACAAATAGTTGTCGATGGTAAAGTTATTAGTGAAATAACAAGAGTACAACGTTCAAGACAAAGTAGGGCAGTATAATGGCATTAAAAGATTTAAAATCAAATTTGTCTGAATTTAGAAAACCTAAATCAGAACCATTGAGTAATAAAGAAAGACCAAAACCAACGTCTTTCAGTACTACTCCTTTGTCTGATAAGGTACAAAATAAAAAAGTACAATCACCAAAACAAACTCCTGAAAAAGTTGGTACAACACCAAATGAAGTAAAACAGGGTGATAAGTTCAAAGGTGAGACAACTCCTACAAGAATGTCACTTCTTGAAAGATTTCTTGGTCAAACAGAAACCACTCCTATAAAACAGGGTGATAAGTTCAAAGGTGAAACTACTCCAACCGATGCAACTCAAGGTGATAAGTTTAAAGGTGAAACTACTCCAACTGAAGCAACTCAGGGTGATAAGTTCAAAGGTGAAACAACTCCAACCGAAGCAACTCAAGGTGACAAATTTAAGGGTGAAACTACTCCAACTGAAACAACTCAAGGTGATAAGTTCAAAGGTGAAACAACACCTAATGACGCAACTCAGGGTGATAAGTTCAAAGGTGAAACAACTCCTAATAATTTTAAATTTGTTCAACAATTTTTAGGTGAGACCACACCAAATTCATCAGACAGGTCTTCTAAATTCTTAGGTGAAACTACACCTGTTGAATCAGACAGGTCTTCTAAATTCTTAGGTGAGACAGATAGAAAAAATATAACACAAGGTGATAGATTTAAGGGTGAAACAACTCCAAATGATTTCACGTTTAGTGGAAACTTAGAATCACAAGGTTTTGAGGTAGGTAAAAAAGTTGATTTCTTTACTAACGATAAAGCAGTTGGATTTTCACCATTTATGTCAACTGTAGATGATACTAAATTTGTTGGTATAGACCCAACTCGTACTAATTTTGATGGTAGTACTTCTTTGATTGGTAATGTAGACGATACAAAGTATCAAATAAGATTAGACAATGATACAGGATTAGGTGCATTTTATTCAAACAGTGTTTTAAAAGATACATACAATAAGTTTAATCTTAAGAATGATTCATTTAATAGGTCACCAATCAAACAACCTTTTATTATAAGAGGTATCCAAACTAAAAAAGGTGAACCACAAGTAAGTGGAATCGGTTCTACATCTTTTATTAGAGGTGGAGCATTAACTTCAACTGAAAGAGCAGCATTAGATGTATTAAGAATAAGTGAGTTTTTATTGACTCCAAGAGGATTAACTTGGGCAGCAAAACAAGTAGGATTACAAAAAAGTCAAAAATTTGATACTAAATGGAAACCTGATAATCTTTTAGCTACGATAGGTGGTCAACATACAGGATTACGTCCTGATAGAGGTGGAGTGTCTTTAGCCAAAGAAGCAGCATTAAAATATTTCAAAATAGGTAACCCATTAGAAGAAGTAATAAACAATACTGAAGATTTAAAATCATTATATGGTGATGGTAGTCTTGAACCTAAAAAATTAAATATAAGTAATGACAGTACTCCAACAGGATTTACTTGGCAATCATATCAAGGTGGTTTTGGTTCTGTATATGGTTTAGGAACTACTAATATTACAAGAAAATATAATAGTATTGATAATTCATCTATAGATTTCGGAAATGAAAACGGTGGAAATTCAGAAGTAAACTTTAAAATCAGATTCAATCCGTTTGATTTAGCTATGAAAACATACGAGGAAACTATTACAGATGGTGAGTCGTATAAAACAGAACTTGATACAGAAGTTGAAAGATTTACAAAAATAAATGTTGGAAAAGAATCAAGTACAGATAAAAATGAAAGAACTGTAAAAACATATCATAAACAAAAGATAGAAAAAGGTGGTTCTAAATTTAATCCTTTTGAAGAAACTGATACAAGTAAAGAAGTTGAAAAACTTTATGAAAAATCAGTTCCTTTAACTGATGAAGACGAACTTTCAAAATTTGGTGTTGCAAGTCAAATCACCGAAGAGTCATCAAGTAGAATAGATAATACTACACGTCTTAAATCAGAAGGTTTTACTGATAGTCAACCTGATATCGCAGATTATTCAGCAATATCATATGGAATAATTAGTAAAATATCAAAAGATAGACACAAAAACCCAAGTAGTTTAACAGACTTTAGACAAGAAAAAGATGTTAAACCTGAAAAGTCATGGTCTGATAATAATGATGACAAGATAGAGAAAAGATTTGGATTCCCTGATTCAGGTCAGATGAGACAAAAAGATAATAAAACTCGTTCTCAAATAAATCAGTATGGTGAAAATATATCAGACTTCCAATCCGCAGACGAAATACAAAGTTTAGGAATTGGTGAAACAGGTGATGATTTAGTAAATATGATATTCCAACAAGGAACAGAGGGTAGTAGAATACAATTTAGAGGAACTATAGCAGGTTTAGCAGAAAACTTCTCACCAAGTTATACTGAAATAAAATATAGTGGTAGAGCAGAACCTGTATATGTTTATGATACATTTAAAAGAGATATCAGTTTTAATTTTAAAGTTTATCCAACTTCAAGAGCGGAAATGAAACCGATTTGGAAAAAGTTAGAAAGATTATCTACTTATACAATGCCTGATTATCTTAGTAATGGGTATACCGCGCCAGGTGAAGATGGTAATAGAGAGTTATTATTAACAATTGGTCATTTGTATGAAGAAACACCAATGATACTAACATCATTATCATACACATATTCTGATGAAACTGCGTGGGATATAGAATATGGATTACCTATGGGAATCGAAATAGGGGTTGGATGTACAATCCTTGGAAACGACCTACATCAATATGATAGTGAAAAAGTATTTTCATTCAATACAGATATTAGAAGTTAATAATTATGAAAAGATATACTGAAATAGACGTTATTAAAAAAGCAGGTCAAAGAAGATATTCTGAAACTGTAAGATATCCACTAATACCACCAAGTATTGGTGATACATATATTGTTGCTAGAACAGGGGATAGACTTGATAATCTTGCATATGAATATTACAAAGACCCATCTTTATGGTGGATACTTGCAAGAGCAAATAAAATTGGTTTAGGAAGTTTAAATGTAAAAGCAGGAAAACAAATCAGAATTCCTGAAAATCCACAAATCATTATAGAAGAATATAACGAAATAAATAAAAAACAGGATTAAGTTATGGGTTTGAGTTTAGGTGCAAATAAATTACCTCTTCCTTCAGACTTTATGGAAACTCCTTCATCAAGAATAGGAAAGGGAGTTGGAGTCCACAGAAGAGCATACGCAAAAATAAGATACATTAAAAGAACAGACGGTGAATACGTTAAGGGGTGTCCTGGCTCAATAAAAACTATTGAAAGTGACGTTCAACAAGTACATTCAAAAGTATTAGGAACAGAAGGTTCAAGATTAACTCCAAAACCTGTTTTAGAATCTGTATCAATGGCTAATGATGGTGGACAAGACCTTTCAGACGCAATGTTATTTGAATTAAGTGTAGTAGTTAAAGTATACAATAAAAATGACTTTGACGGTATTGATAAAACTTTTTTTACGCCAGGACATAGATGTGTAGTAGATATAGGATGGGTTGGTGGTACAGCAACTTCAGTAACAGGTGATGTTACAGGATTTGACTTTTCAATCAATCAAGATTTATCTTATGACTGTACCATAAAATTAGGTGGTATGACAGATGGTGTAAAAGGAGCTGATTTAATTTTTGGTAAAGGTTTAGGAATAAAAAATCTAAAGTATACAGACCCCGAATCAGAATCAGAAGTTATTCCAACCGATATAATCAGTGGTTTAACCGCGGTATCTACATTAAACACATCTGAAGCATCAGCAGGTGAGGGTCAGGATTATAGTGGTCAAGGACCATTACAAGGTGCATTCGCAACGGTAAAACATATACAAGACGAAGGTGGTTGGTCAAACTTTTGGGGAACTAATAGGGAATCAATGGATTTTGTAAGTTTACAAAGTTTAATAGGATTCATAAATTCAAATGCACAAAAAGGAAAAGTATTTAGTAAAGGTCCGTTTGAATTTGATATAGCTTTTGATGGTGGAAATATAGATTCAAAAGTATTTTCAGCTGACCCATATACAATGTTATTATCACATAGTGATGATTCACTTAATTATGGTACTAAAGCAAAGTTTACAGGAATTTCAGGTGGTAGTAGTCCTGAATCAAATATATATTTATCGATACCTTACTTACAAAATCAATACGATGAATTAAAAAATCCACCAAGTACTTCTAAGGACGGTGGTGACAATAAAGAAAAAGCAGTATCAACAATGGCTTACCTACAAAAAATCTTTAATAAGATAAAAGATTGTTCAGGTGGTTACATTCGTTTATATTTTTATTCAGACCCCGACCAAGATGGAATGTTGTTTATAGCCAATAGAGGAAACAGTATAGGGAACTCATTCACAAAAATATCAGTTACAAATGGATTTGAAAGTGGTATTAGAGAAGTATCACTTTCATCTAATTTAGATTCGGATATGATTGCACTTGCAACCAATGCAGCAATGTCGGGTAAATATAGTGCACAGTTAAATAAATTGTATAAAGGTTGTTACAGAGAACCTGAAGACGGTAACGAAAATGTTTCAGAAGGTGATGGTGACCCACTACAAAAAGCAAAAGATGGTCTTGGTGATAGAATTAGTGAAGATGATGTAACAAACGCAAAATCAGCATTAAAAACATATGTTCAAGGACTAAATGTAATGCCAACTTTAACGTATAGTTTAGAAGCAACTGTAAAATTTGATGGTTATGATGGCCCTAAATACGGTGATGGTTTTACAGTAGACAGATTACCGTCAAGAATGCAAGGGGCGAATATATTTTTTGTAGTAACAAAGATAGCAAACGATTTTAGTGCAGGTGATTGGACAACGACTGTAACAGGTTTAATGATGGTAAATAAATAATGAGTAAAAGACAAAGAATATACTATCCAAAAGGAGCACAGAGACAAGGTCTGTATACATCAGGACAAGAATGGATGTCTGAAGATGGTATGGAATGGGTTGGACAATATCATGTTTACACAAATACAGGTGAGGTATTTACACAACCCGAATATATAAAAGGTAAGTCTGTAAAATTAGTACGTTTCCAAAATCTAACAAATGCAAGTATCAATAGAACTTTTCAATACAATAAAATAAAAGAAATAGATGATTATGAACCTGCGTTGGTTACACCCGACCCATCATATCCAATACCAACTCAAGAAGATTATGATACAGGATATATAGTGAGATATTTTTTATCAAAAAAGGGAAGTCAGATTATATTTGAAGTAAATAAAAAAGGTTTTAGTTTTAAAAACCCAAATTATCACAGGGTCGACTTAAAATGGAAAATATCAGGTCCTTTAAATGATTTTAACGGAATCAGTGGTATTGTAGACACAAATAGAAGAACTATACTCTTAAAAAAAACACAAATGCCATTCTTAGACAGGTATTTAAGTAATCCCTCAGAATTCGCAAGAATTTAACAAAATTTAACATAAATTTAACATTAGAAATTTGGATATATCAATTAATTGTCGTACATTAGTAGTGTAAGATTAAGAGATATGATAAAATCAAAAGAAAATAAAAAAGTAGGAATCGAAATCGATTTAACAGGACCCGATGGTAACGCTTACGCAATCTTAGGTTTGGCTAAAAGATTATGTAGAGAATTTGATATTCCATTTAAACCACTAATGAATGAAATGACAAGTGGTGATTATGAGAATCTAATCAAAGTGTTCGATAATAAGTTCGGTTCTTTTGTAACAATGTACAGATAAAATAAAAATTATGATTAAATACGGAATAAAAATTACAAAACCTTGGTCAAAAGAAATGTATGACCATAATGACAAGGTAGCAGATATGATGAAAAAAAATATCGAAAAATCTATTGTAAAACATCAAAATGATTTTGATAAACTTAATGAACTGATGGTTCTTTGTGGTGGTATTCAATATGGTGACTCATATAGTATCGATGAACTTTACGCAGATGTTCACGATGAAATTTACAATGTTCAAAACTATTGGTTGAATGAAGAGTATCCTTATTATGTTGAAAAAGGATTAGTTGAAAAAGTTGATTTAGAATTTATAGGATATTAATATGAGATTAGGATATAAGATATTTAAAGAAATTAAAAAATGGTACGGTTCATCTGATTTTGAAATTGGGTATGAATCAGATGGATTAACAATAAGATTCGGGTATTGGAGTACTATTGATATAGAAGGTTTAAAAAACATTATACCCGACTACCTAACAATAACCGAAAATCTTGTAGATGAAGATGATGATTGTGGTAGACTTTACAATTATACGATTTCAGACAAAAGATTTGGATAATTAGTAAAAGTTTCGTATATTAGTTACGCATGAAGATTGTAGATAATCCAAAACAGTTAAGGAAACATATATCCCAACTTAATAGGGAAAAGATACTCGTATACCCTATTTTAACGAGTTTAGAGAGACATTCTAATCTCTCAAGGATATCTTCCATCATTTTATCAGATGGTGTCTTAGACCTCTTTATAAACTACCATAATATAGATTCAGATAAAGTAGAGGAAAAGGTTGATTTTAGTCAATTTAAGGAAGTATGGGTTATTGGTCTAAAAGAATTCTTGTATCATTATGATTTCTTACCAAATATGTACGATGTTGAAATGTCACTGTTTTGGCAAGATAAAGACTTTGAAGTAGAAGAGAAACGTATTTACACTGTATTCAGACGAAGAAACGCACCAAGAGCAAATGACTTGATACCTATATGGAAACATTATGAACAATTTAAAGATTGGAAGAAATTTTACGGTGATGTAAAAATTTCTAAATTCTCACAACTTTATTCAAAAGGATTACAATGGATAGAACAGAATGGATTGTCAACTGAATCAGGTTTAGAATACACTCAATATAATTCACTTACAACAACATCAAGACCATCAAACACTTTTGGTGGGACTAATTACGCAGCATTAAAAAAAGAAGGTGGTATTAGGGACCGATTTGTATCACGATTTGATGGGGGTAAATTGTATCAACTTGATTTTGATGGATATCATATTAGACTAATTGGAAAATTGATTGGAGTCGACATACCATTAGATGTGAAAGCACACAAATGGTTAGCAGACCAATATGGTGCAGATATCAAAGACGCAAAAGCAATCACATTTAGACAACTATATGGTGGAGTGGAAGATGAATACTACGATATTCCATTCTTTAAGAAAACATCTGATTATATAAATTCACTATGGATGGATTTTTTAAGAAATCGTGAAGTTGTTACACCGATTTTACAAAGAAAAATAAAATTTGATGAAAAACTTAATAAAAATAAGTTGTTTAATTATATATTACAATCGGTTGAGACAGAAAGAAACATACTTATATTAGATAAATTGAGTAGAACGAATATGGGTCAAAAAACACTACCCGTGTTATATACATACGATTCTATTCTATTTGATGGACACGAAAGTGACATTGAATATATAAAAGAAGTTAAACGAATAATGGAAAAAGACGGGTTTCCTACTGAACTCGAATCAGGTAATAATTACGGAAACATGGTTAATACAATTATTTAGATATTTATTGTTATGAGAAACACCCATTCTAAATTCATAGATAAAATATTAAAAGAGGTTTGGTCTAAAATAGATATTAAATTAGTCGAAGGTATCTATACTGAAGACTTCTTAAAATCTCTATACGAAACTTTGTCAGAATATGTTGACGAAGACTTTGCATACGAATTTTTACAAGAAATAGAAAAAACATCAGGGAAAGAAAAAGAAACAGGTGAGGAAAAAGACTTTGATAGTGAAAAACTTGATATGATGACCGCAGCTGAAAGAGAACGACACCTCAAAAATAAAAAACAAGATATTGAAGAAAAAACTTATGTCAAAAACATAAAGACAGGTAATGTATATAAGGTAAAAAACCCAAATCCAGCTAAACATACAACTCCATCAAAAGGTGAAGTAGAAAAGGCAAAATCTAAAGATGGTGAAACGAAAAAATCAAAACCACAAGAAAATGGGTATGTAGGTGATAAGAATAAAAGTTTAAAACAAGGTGACCCTTCAAAAACCGAAGAATATCAGAGAGATTTACCACCAAGTGATGAGGAATTTAGTGAAAGAAACAAACAGTTGGCAAATCCAATTCCACCACCACCATATGAATTACCTAAAGATTTGATTAAAAATGCTAAGTTTCCAAAAAAATATTTTACTGCTTTGGAAAGAATGATGAACTCACAACCAAAAGGTAAAGCAACCAAGTGGAAACATTTTAGTGATATTCCAGGCGGTGCGGGACAAATTAGTGCTCAAGCAGGTGAACTTATGACAATGATGGGTACATCAATGAGTGATGAAGAATTTGAATCGTTCTCTAATAGTTTATTAGACCATGAACAAAAATTAATTGAAAACAATCCTTCTATGGAAAAAGAAGGTAGTAGAATTGTTACCAAAAGTTGGATTGAGGCTACTAAACAAAGTAGAAAAGCAATTAGAGATAGAATTACTGACCAATATGGTGAAGGTGCCGAAATAGTGGCTACTGCGTGGGATACTAAAAAAGATGTTGAGGCAATGGGACTATCAGATTACGAGAAAAACAAAGGATTTTCAACCGATATGTACATGAAAGTTAGAAAGTCAGATGGTACTGAGGTAATGGATGAAATTTCATTGAAGAAATCTACTAAAGTAAACTTTTTAAATTCAGGTGCAGGTTCTTTTGAAGAATGGGATAAAGATTTACCTGATGAAATTAATCAAAAGGTTTATAGAAGTAAAGCCAGACAAAGAAATATTGACTTTGTTAAAAACAATAGAAAAGAAGTAGAAGATTTCATAAAATCAGATAAAGGTCAACCAATCAGAAATTTAATGGAATCTAAGGGTATTAATTTAGACCAGGCGTTAGAAGGTAATTCAAGAGATAAACAAAATGTATTATTCACATCTATTAAAGAGATGGCAAAGAATGGTAATAGTAGTGCTCAAGAAATAAAAGATAACGATGATAAGAATCATGTCGAATTCTGTAAAAAATCAGTAAAAGCAATTGTAGACAACCCAAAAATGAAAGAAGGGATGTTGAATGATATTAGAAAAGAGTTTCCACTAAAAGCAGTATCAGATGGTGAAGAAACAATGGCTATCGGACCAAATTCATTGGATAAGAAAACAATGGAAAAAATATTTGGAACGAGTGATTATGAAAAGTTAAAAGAAAACTTAGTTGCAGAACCACCAAAACAATTAACAGATAAAAATGGTGAACCTGCATTTGATAAAAATGGTGAACCTAAAATGTCATTACCATATGTTGGATATAAAATTGAAGCATCGGGTGAAATATTTCCTGTAGCAGATATCAAAGTTAGAGAAGATGGTAGAGGATATGGTGGTCAATTTAAGTTTGAAATGATATTAAATCAAAAATCATTTGCAAAAAGACTTGAAAAAGCACAAAGTGATGTTTATGGTGAAGAGTAAAATCGGAGAGAATGAGTGAGAACACAATTGTTATGTACATTTACCAATGAATCTGAGTTTGAGAACATTCTTGAATCCGTTAATGGTTCATTTGAACTATATAGTAGAAAAATATTTATATTGAAATTAAGTCCATCAAAAGAATTAGTTGTGAGTTACAATATTATACCAAGTCCAAACAATAAGTTTTTACCTAATACGATATTAACACATCGTAAAAAGGAATCAAACACATTATACACGATAAATGCATTAAATAGTTTGATTGCACACTTAAATGGTGGTATCGTTGATAAAAGTTATATGGTAAATTGGGAAGATTATAGAAACTCAATGATTCTAACAGATGGTGATGGATTTAAAGTATTAAAGACAAGTTTATTCAGGATAGTAAACGTAAATTAAAAAAGTTATGATAAATCAGGAAAGTCTTGATGATATAGAGTGGAAACACGTCTATACAGTCAAAGAAATGACACCTTACGAAGAAGGAAACGATATTCCTAATATTAAAACGACCAAACCTATCGGATTCAATCACCGTCCTGTTGGTGGTAGAGGTAAAGACTTCGTAGACCCAAGAAAAATAAATCCAAATAGATGGAGTTTAAGATTTAATCCACCTGAAGAGTGGAGAGGTATTAAATATAACAACCATTGGTTTGGTATGGTTCATTTATTAGAAAAAACTCATTATCACTTTAATACACAAGACTTTTTTCAAGCAGGAAGTGGACCTCTAAATCATCCTCAACAAAAAGAAAGACCAAGATATAGAAAAGCATTAGAAATAGGTTCCTATATGGGTGAAGCAGCGAGGATGATGATGTCTTCAGGTATTTTTGATGAATTATACATTATTGACCCGTGGGAAGGTCCTGAAGAAGCAAATGAAAAATTTTCAGAAACTTGGGACAATGTACTTTACAGATGTGGTCAAAATCTGATTGAGTGGAGAGACCATAAAAATAATCATGGTATGAATCGGGTTAATGTAGTCAGAGGATATAGTCAAGAAGTATATCAACAATTTATGGATAACGATTTTGATTTTATATACATTGACGCGTCTCATGAATATCAAGATGTAAGAACTGACATAGAACTTTACAATCGTAAACTAAAACACGGTGGAATTATGGCAGGAAATGACTACGATGTTAATATGGGTGGTCATACAGGGGTCAAAAAAGCAGTGGATGAATTCTATGGTAAAGAAAGTATTCATAGGTTTATAGACAGTAGTTGGTGGACCGTAAAACCAAGACTAAAATACCTCTAAAAATCTACGTTTTCTAATTATATTTTGATATTTATATAAGTAGAATTGAAAGATTAAAAAAAAATGAAAAAACATTTGGATTTGTCAACTAAATGTTGTATATTAGTGACTAACATAAATAAATAATAATTAAAAAAGGTAAAATTATGGCAATTGATTTAGATGCAATTAGAAACCGTTTGAACTCGCTTCAAACAAAAGTTACAAAAACCGATAATCTGTGGAAACCACAGCCAGGTAAACAACAAGTAAGGATTCTTCCTTACGTTCACAATCCCTCTAACCCGTTCATTGAACTTTATTTCCATTTTGGATTTGGTGGTAAGAACATTATCAGTCCAAGTTCTCATGGTGAGGCAGACCCTTTATTAGAGTTTGCAGAAAAACTAAGGTCAACAGGGAATAGAGACGACTATCAACTTTCACGAAAACTTACTCCAAAGATGAGAACTTATGTTCCTGTCTTAGTAAGAGGTGAGGAATCAGAAGGTGTTAAGTTTTGGGGATTCGGTAAGAATGTATACCAAGAACTTCTTGGATTCTTCGCTGACCCTGATTATGGTGATTTAACTGACCCTGTAAATGGTAGAGATATCACTGTTGAATTTAAAACAGCAGCAGAGTTAGGAAAAACTTATCCTGAAACTTACATCAGAGTAAAACCTAATACAACTCCTATATCAGAAGATAAGAATGTATTAGATACTTCTAAAGACCAAATTGAACTTCCTTCATTATTTAAAAAAGTTTCTTATGAAGAAATGGAAGGAATGTTAAAAGAATGGTTAGATACAGGTGAAGTTACTGATAAGAAACAAGAACCTAAAGTAGAAGTTACTGAGAAAACTGAAGCTACCTCTCCTGCGAGTAATGTGAAAGAGGCATTTGACGACTTATTTAACGACTAAATATGGCAAAGAAAAAGAATGTTCGTGACGAACTATCTTCAATCTTGGCTGACAACCTGAACAAAAAGTTTAAATCCAACCACAAAGTTGCATACTTTTTAGATGGGGGTGAACAAACACCCACCGACCTTGACGGGTGGGTGTCCTCAGGTTCACCAATGTTAGACCTTGCAATTTCAAACAGACCAAATGGTGGATTACCTGTTGGTAGAATTACTGAAATTACAGGATTAGAAGGAAGTGGTAAATCTTTATTAGCAGCACATGCAATAGCAGATACTCAAAAACAAGGTGGTCTTGGTGTTTATATAGACACTGAGAACGCATGTAATATGGAGTTTTTAGAAGCGATTGGTGTTGATATTAAAACGATGTTATACGTCCCTCTTGAAACAGTTGAAGATATTTTTGAAGCCATTGATTCTATTATAGAGTCAGTAAGGTCGTCAGATAAAAAGAAATTAGTTACGATAGTTGTAGATTCAGTCGCAGGGGCATCGACTAAAGTAGAAATCTCAGCAGATTACGACCAAGCAGGTTACGCAACTCAAAAAGCAATCATTATATCGAAAGCAATGAGAAAAGTAACCAACTTGATTGGTAGAGAGAGAATTTCTTTAATTTTTACAAACCAACTAAGAACAAGATTAGGTGTTTCTTTTGGTGACCCTTGGACTACAAGTGGTGGTAAAGCAATCGCATTCCACTCTTCTTGTAGAATTAGGTTAAAATCAATGGGACAACTTAAATCTAAAATAGGTGGAGTAGACCAAGTAGTTGGTATCAAAACAAGAGCACAAGTGATAAAGAACAGAATGGGTCCACCATTACGTTCAGTTGATTTTGATATCTACTTTGATAGAGGTATTGACAATTATGGTTCATGGTTAAATATGATGAAAACATATAAGTTAGTATCTCAGAGTGGAGCTTGGTATACCTATGTAGATAAAGAAACAGGTGAGGAACTAAAGTTCCAAGCAAAAACTTGGGATGACTTATTAGATAGTAGACCTGAGTTGAAAGATAGTATCTACAATGAAATTTGTAATTCATATATTATGTCTTACAAAGAATCGAGTGCAGAAGCAAATATTGATAACGTTGAAGTAGCAAGTTTTGATGAATAACAGATATAAGGAACTCCTTAAACAAGTAAGTATAGAACATAACGAAGTAAAAGATGAATCTTTAAACGACAGAGTTTTAATACTCGATGGACTTAATCAGTTCATTAGATGTTTTGGAGCAGTTCCTGCACTCAATGATGACGGTGAACATTGTGGTGGTGTGACGGGGTTTCTCTTGTCCACCGCCTCAATAATCCGTACATTAAAACCCACTCGTGTTGTTATAGTATTTGATGGTAAGGGTGGTTCTAATAGAAGAAAACAAATACACAAGGGATATAAAGAAGGTAGAAAGGGTTTAACCAAACTAAATAGATTAGCAGGATACGAAGACTTAGAAGACCAAGAAGTGTCGATGAGAAAACAATTCAGTAGACTGATTGAATATTTACAAATCCTACCTTTATCACTAACATATATAGATTATGTTGAAGCAGATGATATAATCGCATATCTTGCTAATCATTATTTTGAGAATGAAGTTACAATCTGTTCATCAGACAAAGATTTCTTACAATTAGTAGATGACAGAGTTTCTGTTTACGCATTAACTAAGAAAAAACTTTATACTCCTGAAATGGTAAAAGAAGAGTATGGTGTTACTCCTCAAAATCTAATATTTTACAGATGTTTGATGGGTGATAAATCGGATAATATAAAAGGTGTAAACGGTATTGGTATAAAGACAATAGAGAAAAAAATGACCTTTTTAGGTGAAAATGAACTTTCTTTAGACACATTCATTGAGAAATGTTCTACAGAGTGTGATGATAAGTTGTCAAAAAAACTAAGTGAAAATACTGATATTATAGAGTTAAATCATAAGTTAATGCAATTACACGACCCTGAAATATCATCTTCTATAAAATCAAATGTTAGAGAAATTATGGATTCTGAAGGTAATAGGTTGAATATGATAGAATTTAAAAAAATGTTTATGTATGATAAATTATATACAGCATTTGCAAATGTAGATTCTTGGTTAAGAAATTCTTTTAACATTTTGGAAAATAATCTAAGAAATCATTTTGATATTAAGAAATAATTTTGTATATTATAGTTTATGGAAAAGTTAGGGTCAAGGTTTAGTACAACATTTCAGAATAAGGTAATATCATCTATATTATCAGATAGGTCTTTTACGAGACAAATATATGATATTATTAAACCTGAATATTTTGACTCTGAAGCAGCAGAGTGGTTAGTTAGAACCATTCTAAAATATATGAACGAGTTTGAGAAAATGCCAACTTTAGATGTTCTTAAAGTTAAAATTAATTCAATAGAACGAGAGGTATTAAAAACTTCTGTTATTGATACACTAAAGTTTGCGTGGAATCATTTAGAAAGTGATGACTTAGAATTCGTAAAACAAGAAGTTCTTGACTTTTGTAAAAATCAATCTATCAAGAACGCAATATTAGATTCAGTACCTTTATTAGAAAGTGGTAAATATGATATGATTAAAAAGAACATTGATACAGCAATGAAAGCTGGTCAAGATTCTGATATCGGTCATGAATATAAATCTATGATAGTAGAAAGGTATGAAGACACTGTTAGAAACGTTGTTTCAACAGGGTGGCAAGTTATTGATGAGATTACACAAGGTGGTTTCGGGAAGGGTGAATTAATTTTATTCGCAGCACCGCCAGGTATTGGTAAGTCATGGTCGTTAATAAACATTGGAGTAAACGCGATGAAGAAGGGTAAAGTGGTCGCACACTATACCCTTGAATTAAATGAAGGTTATGTTGGTCAGAGGTATGATGCGGTATTGAGTGGAGTTGCAGTTGCAAATCTGAAATACAACATGGAAGATGTGACCAAAGCAGTTGGGTCTGTGTCAGGTGATTTAGTCGTAAAACACTATCCAACCAAAACCGCCAGTGTAACATCACTAAAAGCACATATGGACAAGATGATACTACAAGGTAAAAGACCTGATGTAGTAATAGTTGATTATGCAGATTTATTGAGAGGTCCTACAAAAGAAAAAAGACACGAAGAGTTAGAAGAAATTATTGAAGACCTTCGTGGTATGGCAGGTGAATATGAAGTACCTGTTTATACAGCATCACAAATTAATAGAAGTGGTGCAGAAGATGACATAATTACAGGTACTAAGATAGCAGGTTCGTTTTCAAAGATGATGACAGCAGATTTTGTTGTATCATTATCTCGTAAAATAGAAGACAAACTCGCAGGTACAGGTAGGTGGCATGTAATAAAAAATAGGTTTGGACCTGATGGAATGACATTCCCATCTAAAGCAAACTTTTCGACAGGGCAAATTCACATTTATAATGATGATTCCATTGATGGTAGAAAGACTACAAGTCAAATGAAACAGGGGGAGAGTTTAGTAAGAAAAGAATTAGCGCAAAAATATAAGGAAATGTCGGGTGATATTGATTTTTAAATCATATATATTATCACCGACTAAAACAAAAGTATAACTCTAAAAATTAATTTAAGAAATTATGGGATTATTTGACAATCGTATACCCTTTAAACCATTTGAATATCCACAATACTATACAGAAGGTTGGTTAAAACAAGCACAAGCATTTTGGTTACATACAGAAATCCCTATGCAGGGTGACATCAAAGATTGGAATGAAAATTTGTCAGTTGAGGAAAAACACTTAGTTGGTAATATATTACTTGGGTTTGCTCAAACTGAATGTGCAGTATCGGATTATTGGACAACTATGGTAACACATTGGTTTCCAAAACATGAAATAAAACAGATGGCAATGATGTTTGGTTCACAAGAAACCATTCACGCAACAGCATATTCATATCTAAACGAATCATTAGGTTTAGAAGACTTTGAAGCATTTTTACACGAACCTGCAACAGCAGAAAGATTTGAGACATTAGCAGAAGTATCATCAGATTATACTTTTGAGGATTTAAAAACAAATCCAAAGGCAAGAACTGAAGTAGCAAGGTCTCTTGCTATATTTAGTGCATTTGCAGAAGGAGTAGCACTTTATTCTTCATTCGCAGTACTTTACTCATTCCAAATGAGAAACAGACTAAAAGGTATTGGTCAACAAATGAAATGGAGTGTAAGAGACGAATCATTACACTCTAAAATGGGTATTCAATTATTTAGACATATGTGTAATGAGTATCCCGAACTAATAGAAGACGCAAAACCTGTAATTAGAGAGGCAGCAGAAACTATGTTAGATTTGGAACTAAAATTTATTGATAAAATGTTTGAAAAAGGTGATTTAGAAAATCTCAAAAAAGAAGACCTTAAAAACTTTATCAAAAGAAGAATAAACGAAAAATACAAAGAATTAGGATATGATGAGGTCATTACAGACTATGATGACGAGTCAGCATCAGAATTAGATTGGTTCTACCATTTAACAGGTGGACAAACACATACGGATTTCTTCGCTATCAGACCTACTGATTATAGCAAGGCAAATGAAGGTGAAGATTGGGACGACATATTTTAAGAAAAATTAGTTATGAAGAATTACGCAGAAAATTTAGGTTGGGAAGTTGGTGTAGATTTTCCTGTTTGGGCAAACACGGAAATCTATGTAAAAACAATATCAAAAGGTTATTTACTTCCTGACGAAAAACCCAAAGACGCATATTGGAGAGTATCAACAGCAGTTGCAAGAAGACTGAATAAACCACAACTTGCGTCAAAGTTTTTTGATTACATATGGAAAGGGTGGTTAAATCTGGCGTCACCTGTATTATCCAATACGGGAACAGACAGAGGTTTACCAATTAGTTGTTTTGGTATTGATGTAGGAGATTCAATTCAAGAAATTGGTCACAAAAACTTAGAAATGATGTTACTTGCAAAACACGGTGGTGGAGTAGGTATTGGAGTAAATATGATTAGACCCGCAGGTTCTAACATTACACAAAACGGAACATCTGATGGTGTCGTACCATTTTGTAAGATTTATGATTCTACAATCCTTGCAACAAATCAAGGTGCAGTTAGAAGAGGAGCAGCATCTGTAAACTTGAATATCGAACACGATGATTTTGATGAATGGATTGAAATAAGAGAACCAAAAGGTGATGTAAATAGACAATGTATGAACTTACATCAGTGTGTTGTTGTTGGTAACAAGTTTATGAGAAAATTAGAAGATGGTGAATCTGAAGCAAGAAGAAGATGGGGTAAATTACTTCAGAAGAGAAAAGCAACAGGTGAACCGTATATCATGTTTAAAGGTAACGTAAACAACGCAAATCCACCAATGTATAAAGATAATGGATTGAAAGTTTTCATGACTAATATCTGTTCTGAAATCGTATTACATACAGATGAAAATCACTCATTTGTTTGTTGTTTGTCTTCACTTAACTTAGCAAAGTACGATGAGTGGAAAGATACTGATTTAATTTATACAGCAACTTGGTTCTTGGATGGAGTTCTTTCAGAGTTTATCCAAAAAGCAAAAAACATGAGAGGATTTGAAAATTCAGTTCGTTCTGCAGAAAAAGGTAGAGCATTAGGATTAGGTGTTCTTGGATGGCATACTTACTTACAAAGAAAAGGTATTTCATTTGAAGGATTACCTTCTCAATTTGAAACTCGTAAGATTTTTTCACAAATAAAAATTGAATCAGAAAGAGCAAGTAGAGATATGGCAACAGAAATGGGTGAACCATTATGGTGTAAAGATAGTGGATTTAGAAACACTCACTTAAGAGCAATCGCACCAACTGTATCCAACTCTAAACTAAGTGGTAATGTTTCAGCAGGTATTGAACCATGGCCATCAAATGTATTTACTGAACAAACAGCAAAAGGTACATTTATCCGTAAGAATCTTGAATTAGAAAAAGTTCTTAGAAAAGTTGGTATAAATAAAAAACCAACTTGGGATAAAATCTTAGAAGATGGTGGTTCAGTTCAAGATATTAAACAATTAGATGATTGGGGATATGTAGATGGAAAACTACTAAAAAGAGAAGATATCCCACAAGAATCATTTGATAAAGAACAAGTTTTTTGGGTTAAAGATGTATTTAAGACTTTTAAAGAAATTAATCAGTTAGAATTAATTAGACAGGCAGGTGTTAGACAGCAATATATTGACCAATCAGTTTCGTTGAATCTGGCGTTTCCATCTGAAGCAAGTCCAAAGTGGATTAATCAAGTCACTATGGAATCATGGAAACAAGGGATTAAAACTTTATACTATATGAGAACAGAGTCCGTCCTTCGTGGTGATATCGCAGCACGAGCATTGGACCCTGATTGTGTATCCTGTGATGGTTAAATGAAAGTAAGAAAATGAAAGAATATTTATATTTTTCAGCACCATGGTGTGGTCCATGTAAGATGTTGAGTCCTGTTATGGAACAAGTCGGTAATACAATTCCTGTAAATAAAATAAATGTGGATGAACAGTCCGATTTAGCACAAAGATATGGTATAAGGAGTGTTCCAACTGTAGTTTTGTTAGAAAATCAAATTGAGGTAAAAAGAATTATTGGTGTAAAACCAATGAACGAGTACTTATCTGTATAAAAAGTAAAAGGTTATGAAACAAACAAAGATTTGTTTGAATGCTATGGTAGCAAACGAATCTAACACTATTCTTAGAATGTTAGAGTCGTGTTATCAGTACATTGACTATTGGGTGATTCAAGATAATGGGTCAACTGATGGAACTCAACAAATAATTCGTGATTTTTTTGAAGAAAAGGGTATTGACGGATTTCTTTATGAAACAGAATGGAAGTTTCCTGGCTATAATAGAGACCATACTTTACAAAAGTGTCTAAGTTCTAATCATGGATGTGATTGGATTATTAGAATGGACGCAGATGAACAATTAAGAGTAGATGAAGATTTTGATTGGTCGATATTCAACGATACTTCTATCGACTCTTTTAACATCCCTGTAGACTCAGGTGATAGTTACTACTACAGAACTTGGTTATGGAACGCAAACAGACCGTGGTATTTCAAACATTCTAAAAGACACGAAACAATACATCTACCCGATGTGGATGAAGACTTTGTTAGAGTACCTTTACCGAAATCATTTAGACATATCGTAACAAATGATGGACAAACTTGGACTGTAGACAATAAGTTTATTACAGACGCACTGACACTTGAGTTAGAAAATGTACCAACTAAAAAAGTATTAGAAGATGACTATCATCTATGGTATATTGGAAAATCATATTACGATGGTTATTGGAAAACAGAAGAACTACCATTTGGTGAACTACATTCATATGAATATGCAAGAAGAGCAGTATTTTATTTTGAAATGTATCTAAAAAAAGTTCACGGTAAAAATCCTCGTTGGGATGAAATGGCATATTATGGGTGTCTATTATTAGGTAGATTGTATACATTTTTAGGTGAACCATATGATGGATTACAAAAGTGGGAAGAGGCGGAAAAATACTGTCAAGGAAGAAACGAACACTTAATTGATTTGGCAAACTATTATAGAGACAATGGGTTTTGGGAACAAATGTTGGAAGTTTGTACTAAAATTATGAAAAATAAAAATCCTTTTCCTAATTGTACATTTTTTATAGATAACCAATCATATCCTGATACAGGAACAAAATGTAAAGAATTATTTGAAGTTGCAAAAAGAAATGTATAAATACGATTATCTAATTGTCGGTTCAGGATTTTATGGAGCAGTTTGTGCATATGAACTGAAAGAGGCAGGTAAAAAAGTTTGTGTTATTGAAAAAAGAGACCACATTGGTGGTAACTGTTATACAGAAGAGGTGGATAAAATTCATGTACACAAATATGGACCACATATATTTCATACAAATAGTGAAAAAGTGTGGCATTGGATAAATCAGTTTGTAGACTTTAATCAGTTTCAATTAAATCCAATAGCAAACTATAAAGGTGAAATATATCCACTACCTTTTAATATGTACACATTCAATAAAATGTGGGGTGTTAGAACTCCTGAAGACGCAAAAGAAAAGATTGAATCACAAAAATTTGAAGGTAATCCTACTAATTTAGAAGAGCAAGCACAGGCTCTTGTTGGAAAAGATATTTACGAAAAGTTAATAAAAGGTTATACTGAAAAACAGTGGATGAAACCTTGTATGTTGTTACCAAAATCAATTATCAAAAGATTACCTGTTAGGTTTAGTTACAATAACAACTATTTTAATGACAAATATCAAGGAATACCAATCGGTGGATACACTCAGATATTTGAAAGATTATTAGAAGACATTGAAGTATTTACAGAAACAGATTATTTTGATAAAAAAGACTTTTGGGAAGGTTTAGGTGAAAAAGTAATATATACAGGACCAATTGATAAATACTATGATTACAAATATGGTGATTTAGAATATAAGTCAGTAAGTTGGATGAATAAGATGTACAAATCAAAGGACAACTATCAAGGATGTGCAGTTATGAACTATACGGACTCAGAAACACCATATACAAGAATCATAGAACATAAGTATTTTGATAATCAAAATCAAGAGGGAACTTACGTTAGTTGGGAGTATCCACAACCATATGAAAGAGGTGTAGAACCTTTTTATCCTGTGAATGATAAAGTAAACAACGAAAAGTATAACAAGTATAAAAAACTGTCACAACAACAAGACAAAGTAATATTTGGTGGTAGATTAGCAGAATATAAGTATTATGATATGCACCAAGTAATTGCAGCAGCATTAAAGAAAGTAGAAATATTATTATGATAGTAATTGATGATTTTATCAAAGACCAAGACCTTTTAAATAGACTCAAAGAGGACAATACTTTTTGGGACGATAAAGGTTACTATTGGTGGAATGGGTGGTGGAATACACCATCAAACACACTTAAAAAAGAATTGATAGAGTATATTTGGGGTAAAAACTCTCCATATCCACCTGTAAGTGTTTCAGGGTTTGAATATTGGACAGGTGTTTATTCTCAAGATGAAGATAGAGATGAATTACCGTTTCATTTTGATAAAGATGAATATATTTGGGATACTGAAAAAAGAATAGTTAGTCCCGTAATAGGAACAGTTTTTTATCCATGGGAAAATGATATAGATGGTGGTTATCTTGAAATATATTCACATGGACAAGATGGTGAACCTGAAAGATTAGAACCCAAATACAATAGATTAGTTATCTTTCCTGCGGGTCATCACCAACATAGAGTTACCAAAGTTACTCGTGGAACAAGAAGGGCCATAGCAATAAATCTGTGGGATACGATACCATCAGGTGTAAAAAATGGTGAAATGTATTTGGAAAATTAATAAAAATTTTGTATATTAGTGAGAAGATTTAGAATGAGATTACGAGGAGAATCACACCCACAACATAAATTAACAGAGACTCAAGTTAAGTCTATTAGAAAACTATGGTCTGTAGGTCATCGTAATATAAGAGTATTAGCAAGAAATAATGGTGTATCCCCTGCCAATATAAGAAAAATAGTAAAAGGGGAAACTTGGACTCACCTACTTTTTGGTGAATTTAACGATTATCAATAATATATGTATCAAAACGTATACTACGAAAAAGAAAAAAATATTATTCATTGTTGGGATGATGAAAAAGGTTACTATACATCAAAGTATCGTAGATACGCATATGTAAGAGATGGTAACGGAGCACATCAATCAATTCACGGTGAACGTTTGAAGAAACTTAATTGGTGGAAAGCAGAAGATGATTTACAATTATATGAATCAGATGTAAACGAAGTTACAAGATTCTTAATTGACAACTATGGTGACTCAGATGAATCATCAGTTGGACATACAGTTCTTACATTTGATATAGAGGTAGAAATGATTAGTGGTCTTCCTGATATTGATAAAGCAAGTAATGAAGTTACTGCAATTGCAGGACATGATAGTGTTACAAATGATTATTTTGTTTATGTTGTCAACAAGGGTGAAAAAATAAATAAAACAATCAAAGGTGCAGAGGTACAGTCATTTGATTCAGAAGATGAACTACTTATGGCATTTTTAAACAAATGGCAAGAAATAAATCCAACAATTGTTACAGGATGGAATATTGACTATTTTGATGTAACCTATTTGTACAATAGATTGAAAAACAAATTTGGTGAAAGATTAGCAAATAAATTATCACCGATTGGTAAAGTACACTACAACAAATATAGAAAAAGATACATTATCGCAGGTGTATCAGCATTAGATTATCTTGCATTATATAAATGTTATACATACACTGAACTTCCAAACTACAGATTAGACACTGTTGCAACAACTGAGTTGGGTAGAGGAAAGATTGAGTATGAAGGAAACCTTGACCAATTATTCAGAGACGATATAGAAAAGTTTATTGAGTACAACTTAGTTGATGTCGAGTTAGTTGTTGATATGGATAAGAAACTTCAGTTTATTGATTTGGCAAGAGCAATATGTCATACAGGTCATGTATTTTATGAAGATTACTTATTTTCATCAAAATGGTTAGAAGGTGCAATGTTGACATTCCTTAGAAGAAGTGGTAGAGTCGCACCAAATAAAGCAAGAAGGGTTCCAAGGAACGAAGATGGTTCAGATGGTGAGGGTAAATTTACAGGAGCATATGTAAAAGAACCAAAGCCAGGATTATATAAATGGGTTTATGATTTGGATTTAACTTCACTATACCCATCAATTATTATGAGTATCAATATCTCACCTGAAACAAAAATCGGTAAACTCAAAGATTATTCTGCTGAGGACCATATGAAGGGTAGATTGGAAACTTATACTATTATGGACGCGGGTGGAAATGAGTTCCCTACTTTATCAAAAGATAAGTTCAACGCATTTATAGAGAAGAACAAATACTCAGTCGCAGCTAATGGAGTACTTTATAGAACAGATAAGATTGGTATTATTCCTGAAGTATTAAATGTTTGGTTTAACAAAAGAGTTGAATATAAAGACTTAATGAAAAAGTATGGTAAGGAAGGTAATGACGACAAATATAAGTTTTATGGTAAAAGACAGTTGGTACAAAAGATTATGTTAAACTCGTTATATGGAGTTTTAGGATTACCTTCATTTAGATTCTATGATATTGATAACGCAGAAGCAACTACGATTACAGGTCAAACTGTAATTAAAACAACTGAGTTAATTGCAAATCAATACTACTCAAAGGTGATAGGACAAGAGGCAGACTATAACGTATATACTGATACTGATTCTGTATTCTATCAAGCAGCACCATTAGTAAAAGCACGTAATCCTGAACTTAATGAAGATTCAGATGAAGAGATGATTCCTGCGATTCTATCTGCAGCAAAAGAGGTAGAACAACATATTAACGGAATGTACGATATTATGTCAAAAAAGTTATTTAATATCGATACACATAGATTTGATATCAAACAAGAAACAATCGCTAAGGGTGGTTTTTGGGTATCAAAGAAACGATACGCTCAATGGATTATCAACGACAATACTGTTGATTGTGATAAATTGGATGTAAAAGGGTTGGATGTAAAAAGAAGTTCTTTCCCAACCTACTTTAAAGAAGTAATGAAAACAGTTCTTTTAGATATTCTAAAATCAACTGATAAAACAGAAATTGACCAAAAAATATTAGATTACAAAGATGGTATGGTTGATAGGAACTTTATAGACATAGCAAAAAATACATCAGTAAAACAACTGTCAAAGTATATGACAAAAAGTCAGGTGTTGGGTGAGTTCAAAAAAGGAACTCCTGCTCACGTTAAATCTGCATTGACATATAATCAATTACTTGCATTCTATAAAGTACCTTACAAATATGAACCAATGAGAGATGGTGACAAAGTTAAGTGGGTCTACTTAAAAAATAATCCACTTGGATTAGACTCAACCGCGTTAAAAGGTCACAATGACCCACCACAGATTCTAAAGTTTGTTGAACAATATATTAACTATGATAAAATATGGGAAAAAGAGTTGGAAAACAAACTTGGTGATTTTTATGAAGCAATGAATTGGGAAAAACCTAATTCTAATTTACAAAAAGCTTCACAATTTTTTGGATTTTAAAAATAAATTTCGTATATTAATTAAAATAAACAATAGTAACATGAAGAAAAACTCGTTTGAAGGTTTCATTTCCCGATATAATCTCGGTGGTGAAGTCGAATCGGTTAAAATTAATTCAACCGATGAAGGTATGTCTGTAAGTTTTATTTCAGACGACAAGACACTTTTAGGAAGTGTCCAAAGTGAAAATAAAGAATTTCCAAATGGGGAGTTCGGTATTTATACAACATCACAACTTAAAGGGTTGTTAGGTGTTTTAGATTCTTCTATTGAGATTTCTAAAGGTGAAGCATCTTTAGTATTCTCAGATAAGAAGACATCAGTTAATTATATGTTAGCAGATTTATCTGTTATTCCTGTAGTTCCTGATTTAAAACAACTACCTGACTTTAATGGTGAAATTACATTAGATAATGAATTTATTTCAACATTCGTAAAGTCAAAGGGAGCACTAAGTGAATCAGATACATTTACTTTCTCTTGTAAGAACAACAAAGGTTCTGTTGTATTGGGGTATCAAAAAATTAATTCTAACAGAATTTCTATTAACGTAAACTGTAAATGTGATGGTGATATCGAACCAATCTCATTCTCAGCAAAATATCTAAAAGAAATTCTTAACGCAAACAAAGGTGCAAAATCATCTTCTCTAAAAGTTTCAAGTCAAGGACTTGCATTCGCAACATTTGAAAAAGATGGTTTCACTTCTAACTACTACTTAGTAGAAATAAAGTAAGGAGTAAATATGACTAAAGATTACAACCATCCACTGTACGGTAGACGAGTTCTACACATCATGTCACCTGTTAGGTGGAGTGGTCCTAAATTTCAACATCATGGTGATTCTAACTATAAAGTTATGGTTAAGACTATTAAGTTTTTACCAATGTGTCACCATACGATATTGGTTCCTACCAATAACACGATTCCTGATTTAGGTCCAAACGTAACATTAGTGCCATTTGATTATACTCAATCTGTTTTATCGAATAGAGCATACTTTAACGGTAAACTCTTGAACAAACTTACAGATTGGAGAGGTCAAGATTTTGACTTTATATTTAATCACCAACCTGAACTTTTATATAATGTTGTAAATTCAATCATGTCTTCAAGATATGGTCTTACAGTAGAATGTTTCAACTTTTTCCATTGGGTCGACTGTACAAAGAGTAGAGTTACAGATGGATATCCCGAAGGATTCTATAGACAACTTGAAGCAATCAATTGGTCTTACAAATCATATTTCCACTGTCCTGTATCAAAAGATTATATGAAATCTAATTGGGACAAAAGAGACTACATAGTTCAAGGTATCAATGACGAAGTCATGGATGATAAGATTAACTATTTTCCATTAGGAGTGGGACAGTTCCCTGATTCGGAACCATTCCCTAATCCTGCACAAGGTAAAAAGATATTGTTATTCAATCATAGATGGAATAATTCAACAGGTATCAATAAACTTATTGAATATACAGAAGACCTTGATAGAGATGAGTGGTTAGTTTGGGTTACTGATGAAAACGCTAAGAAACCTATGGCAGGTAAACCTGCACCAAAATGGATGTATGTCAAGAATTTACCAAGTGGTGGAGCATATCGTAATTTGATTGAACAGTCTCACGCTACTTTGTGTTTTGTTGATAATTACATGACTTGGAACTTATCCGTACAAGACGCAATTAGATTAAATAAACCAAGTTTGGCATTCAAACACCCAACCTATGAATATGTTTTGGGTGAAGATTATCCATTATACTTCTCAAATAAAGATGAGTTCGTAGACGTAATAAATAAAATTCCTGAAGGTAAGAAATTTGATTGGGAATTACCACCACATGATGAAGACTTTAAAAATAATCTTGTCGGTGATTTAACTCATTGTTTAGAAAACAGTAAGAAGAAACACACTTCTAAAACCAAATATGGAGTAGAGTGGTTGTATCATATCTTACAGGGTAATGGGTATAAAAAGAACATCTTGTATAATAGTCACCCATCATTACATAAAAGTAACGCATGGGAAGGTATTAGACAGTGGTGTTTAGAAAGAGGTGTGAAAGATTCACCAAATGAAATTTATACTAAACTTTGGATTCCTGAAGAAAACATTGATGATGTTAAGAAAATTATTGATGAAGCAGGAAACATAGATTACAAAGGTGACCCGTTAGATGAGTCTAAGAGAGACCCTAAATGGTCACAAAACTTTACATCAAATAAATTCTTTTAATATGAGTAATTCATTATGGGTTGAAAAATATAGACCCGATACATTAGATGGATATGTTGGAAATGAACATATCTTAGAAAAGGTAAAAATATACATTGAGAATGAGGATGTACCACACTTGTTACTTTACGGAGTAGCAGGTACAGGTAAGACTACCCTCGCAAAGATAATCACTAATCAGATTGATTGTGATGTTATGTATATAAACGCCTCAGATGAAAACTCTGTTGACGCAGTTCGTGATAAGATTCGTGGATTCGCATCATCAATGGGTTTCAGAAAGTGGAAGGTTATCATATTAGATGAAGCAGATTATTTAACACCAAATGCACAAGCAGCACTTAGAAACTTGATGGAAACTTTTTCAAAGTCTACAAGATTTATTTTAACTTGTAACTATGTAGAAAAAGTTATCGACCCGATTCAATCTCGTTGTCAGACATTTGCAATAACACCACCTTCAAAGAAGGAAGTGGCAAAAAGATTGTTTGATATATTAAACGAGGAAGAGGTCAAGTTTGATAAAGAAGACCTTGCAGTATTAGTAAATGGTGGGTATCCTGACATCCGTAGAGTTCTAAATGCAGCACAAAGACAGGTTGTCAAAGGTGAGTTGAAAATAGATACAACATCTACAGTTCAAGCAAACTATGTTGACAATGTGATTGATGTGATGAAATCAGGTGGTGAAATGAAAAAACAATTTAATGAAATCAGAAAGATTATTGCTGATTCAAAAGTTAAAGATTTTCAACCACTGTATAGAGCGTTATATGATGAGGTAGATGAATACGCATCAGGTAAGGTTGGACAGACTATTTTAAACATCGCAGATGGTCAGTACAAGGATTCAATGGTTGTTGATAAAGAAATCAACATTATGGCGATGATATTAAATATTTTAGTAACAATAGGAAAGTAGTTATGGCAAAAAAAGGAAAAGGAAAAGTTGTAAACTTAGGTGGGCAACCAAATCAACAACAGGTAGGTCTAAAATTAGACCCAAGAAAGTTACCTACTGTAGATTGTCCCGAATGTGGTGGTATCTTCTTTGACGAAGTAACAATGTATAAAGAAGTACCAGCAGTACAATCACCAAATGGTGTAGCATCAATGTTACCGATACCCGTTGTATTGTGTAACAATTGTGGTACAGTTCATCCAAAATTTACACCAAAAGAACTGATTAATGGTGACAAAGAAGACTAAAACAATATTTGAACATATTTCGGGAATCAAAGAAAAAAAGGTTCCATGGAATACTCTATCTGATATGGATAAGAAAACATTCTCACCATTTATTGTAAATAGATGGTTGTCAATGAATCTTAATCTTATTGAGTTGGTAAACGAGTTACAAAAACATACTATTGGTCAACTCAAACCCCGAGATGTGTACAAATTATATTTTGACGTTCTTCCACAGAAAAAGACATGGGATAAGTACATAAAAGGTAAAAAAGAAGGTAAGTACAATGAAAATGTCTTAAACTACTTGTCAAAATACTATGAAGTATCTCAAAGAGAAATCATAGGATATCTTGACATACTAACAAAAGATGAGATTACCGAAATCATAAAAAAATACGGTATAGAAGATAAAGAAATAAAGAAATGGCTGAAGTAATAAAAGAAAGAAAAAATAAAGTTGAGTGGACAGGTGAAAGAGAGGAAAAAAGGAATGTAGAAGAATCTGCAATAGAATATTGTGAAAGATTATACCCAAACACTACAGCTGAATTTAAAAAGATTCAAGAAGAAATGTATGAGACATTCTGTAAAAAACAAAGAAATTACGGACCTGATAACATTTCAGTTGGTTCTCAATTAGATACTGATGATGAAATAAAAATATCACTAACAGGTTTATGGTTTAGAATGAACGATAAAATCCAAAGACTAAAACAATTAGTAGTTTTAGGTCAACCTGATGAAGTTGGTGAGAATATTCAAGATACATACGAAGATATGAGTGTTTATGGGGTTATAGCACAGATAGTCCAAAGAAAGAAGTGGGCTAAGTAAAATTTAACAATTTATTAACATAAAAGATTTGGTAATTCCAAGTCTTTTTATTATCTTTAGGTAGATGAAAAAATCAATGGTATCCAATATATTTAATTTTCCCGTACACAAAGAGGGAAAAGATGATAAGAAGGTTTCTTACTCACAATATACAATGTGGGCAAACTGTCCTAAACAGTGGAAACTAACTTATATGGATGGTCATAAAGACTTTGACCCATCTATACATTTATTATTTGGTACAGCAATGCATGAGACTATACAATCTTGGTTACAGGTTATGTATAATGACTCTGCAACAAAAGCAAATGAAATGGACCTTAATGGACTCTTGTTAGAAGAAATGACTAAAGAGTACAAAAAGACCATGGCAATATACGGAATTAAGTTTACCACTCGTAGTGAAATGAATGAGTTCTATGATGATGGTATACAAATACTCGATTTCTTAAAAAAGAATCGGTCTGCATACTTTTCAACTCGTAATATGAAACTTGTTGGTGTAGAATTACCTATTTATTATCCCGTATCAGATGATAGTGAAATCATGATGAAAGGTTTCCTTGACTTGGTATTTGAAGATAGTGATGGAAACATTGAAATATGGGATATCAAAACATCAACAAGAGGTTGGAACAAGTGGCAGAAAGCGGACAAAACAAAAACCGCACAATTAGTTTTATACAAAAAGTTTTTCTCAGAACAGTATGGTTATCCATTAGATAGAATACAAGTAAGGTATTTTATCGTAAAAAGAAAGTTATGGGAAGAGGCAATGTTTGCACAAAAAAGGGTACAAGAATTTGTACCACCTCACGGTAAACCTACGTTAAATAAGATAGTAAATAATTTTAACAAATTTATTGAAAGTAGTTTTAACGATGATGGGACATACAATACAGTTGGTGAGTTTCCTGCATTAGCAGGTAAAAACAGTAAAAACTGTAAATGGTGTCCTTTCAAAGATAGTGAATTGTGTAACAAAAAAGAACGTATAAGAATATAATATGAGAATATTAATGTTTTGGGTTTCTTTACTTCTTGTTAGTTCAAGTAAAGAATTAAATCCAAGGGTAAGTCCTGTAATAAGTCTTGACCCTAAACCGATTAAAGAACTAAAGGTGGAAACAGTACCCATGATTCTCAAAGTACCTGAGAGAGATATTTCAGATTTGATTCATTCTATGATACAGGTGGAATCAGAAGGTAATCCAAACGCATACGCCAAAAGAGAAGAAGCGGTTGGTGTTTTACAAATAAGACCTATAATGGTCAATGAAGTAAATAGATTACTTCACAAATTTGACTCTGATAAATTCTATACGTTAGAAGACCGATGGAGTGAAACAAAGTCAATAGAAATGTTTTATGTAATTTACAATTATTATCACAAAAATAGTTCATATGAAGAAATCGCAAGGTGTTGGAACGGTGGTCCGAAGGGATTACAGAAAAAGCAAACTAAAAGGTATTGGAAGAAAGTACAAAAAGAATTGGTCAAGTATGAGAGTAGCGTTGATAGGTCACGAGACGTATGAAAATAGAGTAGAGATAAAAGATATAATTTTCAAGTTAAATAAAAAGTTTGGAAATGACCTAATCATAGTTACAAGGGGTAAAAAAGATGGTATTGAAAAATGGGTTAGAAAATATTCTTTAGAAATGAATATGAAATATATAGAGTATAATCCTGCAAATACATCAAGAACTTTATATAGCGGAATGGAAGATGAGTATTATGACAAACCATATCATCCAACACAACCACTTCACCAATATGACTGTATTGTTCACAATTCAGATAAGATAGTTTACTTTGGTGAAATAACAAGAAAAGAATTTAATCACTTTAACAGATTGTTAAATAGGTGGAAGAAAAAAGCAAGTTTTGTTCAATAAGATATGGAAGATTTTTTATTAGGTTTAGGTTCATTTATACTATTATATCAAATTACTAATTTAATAGTAATACTTTGTAAAAGGTTTCAAGATATGATTTTAGGTATCGCAGGTGGAATGGTTGGGTTTGATATGGTAGCCATGTTGGTTTATGGATTTGCATTCAAACCATTTGCTGAAAATGTAAGATTATTTATCGGTGGAATGGGGTTGGCAATATTTTGTTCATTATTGTATAAAGTAAAGGCGTTTCTTAAAATGCAACAAGAGTTATGAAAGTAGAAAGTGAGTTTAGTACAATAGCATTTATACCTCACTTCTTTAATCATAAGTGGGCAGTAGAACTGAATCAGTTACTATCAAAGATATTTTTTGTACCTGATAAATACTATAACTTTTTTACAGGAGAATATGAATTTGGTGAAGATAGTTATCTGCCAGGAAAATCACAACTACACAAATATATTTCAGACTTATTACCCGAGTTAAGAAAAAACGAAATTAAAAAAGTATTTTATTGTAATCTATTAGATGACTTTTCACTTGATATTCAAAATGCAGGATTCGCAAACATTTTTGGTGGTATTGTACATGCTACTAATCATCAAGATGGAGCAATAGGTCAACAGAAACAGTTCATTGATTATGAAGATGCTATCATGTCAATGTCTAAACAAACCATAGTTGGTTCACAATTAATGAAAAATAGAGTTCCATATGATGTAGACGTATTAGGTTTACCTGTTCATATGAATATTCAAGAACCAATTATTAATGATAAGATTTTATTTTCTCATAGATTGATGAAAGATAAAAATGTTGATATGTTACTTGAGTTACCAAATGAACTGAAAGATAAAATAACAATAGCATGTCCACAAGGTTCAACCACATATATAGGTAAAGTTCAAAAAGATTTTAAGAACTTTTATTTTAACCATTCTAAAGAGGTTTATTTAAAGTTATTAAGTGAATCAGGTTTTGGATTATCATTCGCAAAAGTTGATACCTTTGGATATTCACTAATGGAAGGTATCTTTTCAGGACTTACATATTTAGTTCACGATAACGACACAACAACATATAGAGAATTTGTAATTGATGAACTTAGATTTAAAACAACTGAAGAGTTTTTAGAAAAATACGAAAACTTATGTAATAATCCTGATTTAAGAATTGAGTTGGTAAAGAAACAACAAGAAAAAGTTAAAAAATACCAAGTAGATACTTGGACTGAAAATTTTAAAAATACTTTAAGATTATGAATGAAATAGAATATAGACCTTGGGGTAGATACGAGGTATTATTAGATGACCCCACTACAAAAGTAAAAAGAATTACCGTAGAACCTCACAGAAAGTTGTCCTATCAATATCATCACAAAAGACAGGAATGTTGGACCGTGATAAAAGGTGAGTTAACAATCGTTTTAGATGACGAAAAGGTATTCAGAAAATATGGTGAGACAATTAAAATACCATTAGGAGCAAGACACAGAGCATGGAACGAAACAGATGAACCCGTTGAATTTATAGAAGTTCAAACAGGTACATATTTCGGTGAAGATGATATTGTTAGAATTTCTGATGAATATAATAGGATTTAATTAATTTTTTTTGTATATTTATAGTTAAATAAAAGAAGAAGTTACAGATGAGTATAGAACTACCAAAACTAAAAAAGGTATCTAAGGACAAAGTTAAGAAACCTAAGATACTTTTACTTTCAGACGATTTACGATTACATAGTGGAATCGCAACACAATCAAAAGAGATTGTATTGTCAACCGTACACAAATATGATTGGGTACAATTAGGAGCAGCGTTAAAACATCCTGAATCAGGTAAACAACTCATATTAGACGATGATGTTAGAAAGACTACAGGAATCAAAGACGCAAGTGTAAAGATATATTGTAATACGGGTTATGGTAATCCCGACATATTAAGAGAATTAATCAACATAGAAAAACCTGACGCAATCTTACACTTTACAGACCCAAGATTCTGGCGATGGTTATATGAAATGGAAAACGAAATTAGACAAATTTGTCCAATTATGTATTATAACATTTGGGACTCACTTCCTGACCCACTATGGAACGCACCATTCTACGCAAGTTGTGACTTGTTATTAGGTATATCAAAACAAACTTATGGTATTAATAAAAGAACACTTCAAAAAACAGGATTAGCAAAAGAAGATTGGAACCATAAGTATATTCCTCATGGTGTTTCACCATTATTTAAACCATTATCAGATATGGACCCGAAATTACTTGATTTCAAACAACAGTTTAAATTAGAACAATATGATTTTGTTGTTGGTTGGAATAATAGAAATATTCGTAGAAAAGTGCCAGGTGATGTAGTTGAAGCATTTAGTAGATTCGCAGAAAAGAATCCTGATAAAAAAATGATGTTACTTTTACATACTCAACAGGTTGATGATAATGGTACAGATTTAACAGAAGTTATCAAACACTGTGGTAAATATGGTCATTATAAGTTTACAAAACTTCCAACTGTTCAAGACGCGTGGCCAACCGATGTACTGAATTTATATTATAATGCGTGTGATGTGGTTTTAAATGTCGCATCTAACGAAGGGTTTGGATTAGGTTCTTGTGAAGCATTAAGAGCGGGTACTCCTATAATCGTAAATGTTACAGGTGGTCTACAAGACCAATGTGGTTTTAGAAAAGATGGTAAATTACTTACAGAAGAAGACTATGTTGAAATTGGGTCACTTCATGATTGGAGAAAATGGAAAGATAAATTAGAACACGGTGAATGGGTAAAACCTGTATGGCCAACAAATTTATCATTACAGGGTTCACCTGTTACTCCTTATATATACGATGATAGATGTGACTCATATGATATAACAGAACAACTCGATAGTTTTTTCCAAATGGGTAGAGACGAAGTATCAAGAGTTGGTATGTTAGGTCACGAGTTTGTAGTAGGTGAGGGTGATATGGCATCAGAAAAAATGGGTGAAAAGTTTATTGAAGCAATAGATGGTTGTTTTGAAAATTGGAAACCACGAAAAAGATTTGACTTATGGAAAGTATAAAAAAGTTATGTGTAGTTAGTTGTCCCATTGCTACAAGAAGTGGTTATGGTTCAAGAAGTAGAGACTTTGTAAGAGCTTTACTAAAAGAAAAAGGTGATGAGTGGGATATAAAGATTCTATCTCAAAGGTGGGGTGATTTAAGTATGAATGCATTAACACCCGATGATAAAGATTTATCTTCAAGGATTATACCTAAATTAGAACAAAAACCTGATGTTTGGTTTCAAATAACAATTCCAAATGAGTTTCAACCTGTTGGTCATTTTAATGTTGGTGTATCCGCAGTGATTGAATCATCAGACGCAACCGCAGATTTTATTGAGGGTTGTAATAGAATGGACTTGAATATAGTATCATCAGAACACTCAAAAACAACTTTAAAAGCAGTGTATGATAAACTCAATGACCAAACAAAACAAAAATTAGGTGAACTAAAAATAGAAAAACCTGTCGAAGTTTTATTTGAAGGTTATGATACAGACATATATGATAATAAAAAACCAATATCAAAAACCGTAGAAAAAACATTATCAGAAATACCTGAACAGTTTTGTTTCTTATTTGTAGGACATTGGTTACAGGGTGAGTTGGGTGAAGATAGAAAAGGTATCTCAACATTAATACACGCATTTTTGAATACATTTAAGACAAGTAGTTTTAATAAAAAATCACAACCTGCGTTAATACTAAAAACCTCTCTTGGAAAACCTTGTATAACAAGTGTACTTGAAATCAAAAAAAGAATTGAAAAAATAAAAGAAATGGATGGTATGAGTGGTAAACTTCCAAACATATACATTCTTGATGGGGATATGACAGATGAAGAAATGAACTCGTTATACAACCATCCAAAGGTAAAATCTCATGTATCATTTACTCATGGTGAGGGATTTGGTAGACCACTACTTGAAGCATGTGTTAGTGGTAAACCTATTATCGCATCAGGGTGGAGTGGTCACTTAGACTTTTTACATCCTGAGTATAACTTTTTACTTGGTGGTGAATTAAAAGAAGTACATCCATCAGCAAGAAATAAATGGTTCCAAGAAGGTAGTAAGTGGTTCAAAGTGAATTATGGTCAGGCAACAGGTACGATGAAAACAATATACGATAAGTATAAAAAAGCATTGGAAATGTCAAGAAAGAATAGACATTATGTAAAGACCAACTTTACCAAAGAACATATGGCAACAAAGTTGTCACAAATACTTGATGAGTATAAAGCAGGTCAGGGACCACAACAGGTCACTTTAAAATTACCTAAATTGAAGAAAAAATAATGGCGTCGGATTACACAAGTAGACATAGAAGTAATATGAAAGACCCAACCAAACTTAATAAGTCAAAGTTGGAAAGGGGAATGGTTGCAAAAATCAGATACAGAAAAAAAGATGGAGTTCAACGAGACTATTTTGTATTTGTTTTACAACCCGACTTTAAAATGAGATTTCATTGTTTAGACTTGAAACATTGTAAACCACAAGATTTTAAAGAATTAGCAGAGGATTTAGACGAGGTATTTAGTACCACTAAAGGAATCAGAAAGTTAGATTTAACTAAACTAAGAATAGAAGAAGCGTCTAAAGCATTTTATTCAGGAGTTATCAAGAATAAAAAACTTCAAGTTGGTTATAGAACTTTGGTTGAAAAAAATGTTACTTCGGTTATAGTTTACAACTATGATTATGGTAACTTCGATTTAATTGAACCTGCAGCGAAAAGAAGACAACAAGAACAAATTAGAAAAGATGATACGGATTTGGACACGAGACAAGATGTACCACCCGTAGGACTATAAAATTAAATTATGAAAATAAGTTACGCAATAACCGTATGTAATGAGTTTGTAGAAATACAATCACTTTTACCTCACATCTTAAAATATAAAAGAAGAGAAGACGAGGTTATAATATTATTTGACGAATCAAAAGGTGATGAGGGGATAGAGGAGTTCTTAAGAGCTAAATCTGTCAACAACGCATTCGTATGGTATAAAGATAAATTTGATGGTCACTTCGGTGATTGGAAAAACAAGTTGACTGATTTATGTAACGGTGATTACATTTTTCAGATTGACGCAGATGAAATACCAAGTAAAGTATTGATACAGAACTTACCTGACATTTTAAAAATGAATGAGGTTGATGTAGTTCTTGTTCCAAGAATAAACACGGTAGAAGGTTTGACCCAAGAACATATCCAAAAGTGGGGATGGAGAGTTGATGAAAAAGGTTGGATTAATTGGCCAGACCCTCAGTGGAGAATATATAAAAAATCAGATACCATTCGTTGGGTAAACAAGGTACACGAGAAAATCGAAGGATATGATACTATTTCTAACTTACCTTCTTTAGAAGAGTTCGCATTGTTACACCCAAAAGATATCAAAAAACAAGAAAAACAAAATGAGTATTACGATACCCTTGTGTAATCGCGTTTTTGGAAACGATATGTGTGTCAAAAGAAAATTTAACAATTTCCTATGTTATTAGATTGTACATTAAGAGACGGTGGTTACTATACTAATTGGGACTTTGATACCAAAATGGTCAAAGACCTTATTAGCGCATGTGATTTATCGGGGGTTGACGTAATCGAGTTAGGTTACAAGTCGCCAGTAAAAGGTGGTAAGTATCGTAAATGTAACGATAGGTTTATTTGGGACGTATTAGATTATAGACTTCCCGTAAACGTAAAACTTGCATTTATGATTGACGCCAAAGATTTCATCAAAGATGGTGGAGTAGATTTTTCGTTGATTGATGATTGTATAAATCCATTTGGTGATTCACCATTTGAGATTTGTAGACTTGCAATCAAACATTCCGAGATTGAATTATCAAAACAAATCGGTGAATACATAAACAAAAAAGGATATCGATTAGTAATTAATCTTATGGGTATCTCGTTACTGAGTGATTCTGAAATAAAAGAATTTGGAACACTAAACGAATTAAAACTTGACGCATTATATTTTGCGGATTCCTACGGAAATCTTACACCTGATAGAACAACTGAATTAGTGAAGTTGTTTAATGAGTTCGGTTGTGAGGTTGGAGTTCACACACACGACAATCTTGGTCTTGCTTTTGCAAACTGTTTATCGGCAGAAAAAGAAGGAGCAACTTGGATTGATGGAACTCTTCTTGGAATGGGTAGAGGTGTCGGTAATGTCAAAACAGAACAACTCGTCACATATTATCAGTACGGTGAGGGAAACAAAACGTATAACTGTAAACCTCTTCAAGACGTGATTAGAAAGTGGATGACCCCGTTGATGGAAACACACAAGTGGGGATTCACACACAATTATATGGTTAGTGGATTAAAACACATCCACCCACTGTATCCTCAGAATCTACAACAGTCACATCTGAACCCTAATAGAATCGAAGATATTTTATTGGAAATACCTGATTCCCTTAGGTTTGATTCTGAAAAGATTGAAAAGGTGATTGAACCAAAGGTTGCGGTGGTTATACCTGCGAGATACAAATCAAGTAGATTTCCTGGCAAACCACTCGCCAAGATTCTTGGGACCGAAATGATTATTTGGGTCGCCGGGATTGCAGAAAATGCTGTTGGTAAAGATAATGTTTATATCGCAACAGAAAATGAAGAAATTGTAGACTTAGTAAAAAGTCACGGATACAAAGTAGTATTAACATCAGACTCTTGTCCAACAGGAACAGACAGAGTAGCAGAAGCAGCATTAGAGATTGACGCAGATTTTATCATCAATATTCAAGGTGATGAACCAATGTTAAATTCTAATGATATACAAAAGGTGATAGACAAAATGATAGAGAATCCAAATCATATCATAAACTGTATGGCACCTTTGAACAAACATGAAAATGTAGAAGATAAAAAAATACCAAAAGTAATAACAAATCTAAATGATGAGTTGATTTGGTGTTCAAGAAATCCACTTCCTGGCTTAAAGGAAGGTCTTCCAACCAATCCAATGAAACAAGTTTGTATCTACGGATTCAACAGAGACCACTTAAAAGCATTTTGGAGTTACGGAAAGAAAACCCCACTTGAATTTCAAGAAGATATTGAAATTGATAGATTCATTGAAATGGGATATAAGATTAAAATGGTTAGATTGGACGGGAGTACAGTCGCAGTTGACTACCCCGAAGATATAGAATTAGTAGAGAAATTATTAGCATGAACGCAATTAGGATAGTACACGCAGGTGGTGTTGGTGACGGACTTATGTTGTCATCAGTAATTAAAGAAAAGTATTGTAAAGAATACGATATGGTTTACTTAGATGTTCAACAAGGTAGACTCCTTCCATTATTTAAGGTATTGTATAATGATACAGAAAACATTCAGTTTGGAACAGGAGCAAAAGACAATACTATTAAACTAAATTTTATAGATGGAGTAGAGGGTCCTAATTGGAGAGAGTTAACTTGGAACAGAAGACCTGAAGAAGAAGATAAGTTGTATGAAAAATTAGTTGAAGAACACGGTGAGGATTATATTATAATACACGAAAGAGCACACGATAATGTATTTAGAAAAATGAGTCCTATCAATCAGAACTATTTTGAGAATCCTGATTTACCTGTAATAAATCTTGATGGTAGATGGGGACATATATTAGATTACACTAAAGTATTACAAAAAGCAAAAGAGATTCATGTTTATGAGGGAAGTTTTATGAACCTTGTAGATTCAGTGGTAGATGGGTCACAAGTACCATTATACGGTCATTTGTATTGTAAACAACATTACTTTGACCCTATGATGATACATCACCAAATCATAGAATATATAAAAGCCGGAAAATGGCATAAAAACAAATGGAATTATTTATGGGAAATATCGGAAACACTAATATGAAATTAGGAGTTATAGGAATCGGAGCAGTAGGTTCTGCAATATCAAAAGGATTTGAATACATCGGACACGAGGTGGTTGGGTATGATATAAAAATACCTGAGACTTCAATAGAAGATACGTTAGATACAGAAATTAACTTTATCACAGTTGGAACTCCTACAGGTCCGAATCAAGAATGTGATTTAACAGCAGTAAATTCTGTAATAAGTCAACTTAGTGATTTAGAATATAAAGGTCTTGTTGCACTTAAGAGTACAATAGAACCTGGCACTACACAAAGATTGATGAGTGAATATCCAAATCTTAATATGTGTTTTGTACCTGAGTTCCTGAGAGAAAGATGTGCATATCAAGACTTCGTATACAATAACAATATTTTAGTTGTTGGTACTGATAGTGATGAAAACTATGATTTGATTGTAAAATCACACGGTTCATTACCATTCCACAAAGTTAAGATGTCAATCATAGAATCAGAACTTATGAAGTATTTTTCAAATACATACAAAGCGATGAGAATCACATTTGCAAACTCATTCCATAAAGTAGCAGAACATTTTGGTGCAAACTATGATTCAATCAAAGACGCATTTTTATTTCATGGTGTTGGTGAAGGTCATTACTTAAATGTAAATAAAGAGTTTGGTGGTTATGGTGGAATGTGTCTTCCTAAAGATACAAAAGCAATGAAAGTGCTCTGTAAGAAATATAATATTGATGTAGACATTTTTAGATTTATCGATGAAGAAAATGATAAGTTTATAAAAACAGTACCAAAAGGAATGAGATACGAAATATGAAAATATTAGTAACAGGAGCAGCAGGATTCTTAGGTTCACATCTTTGTGATTCATTATTAGATGGTGGTCACGAAGTCGTTGGAGTAGATAACTTTTTCAGAGGAAAGGTAAGTAACTTACCAACTCATGAAAACTTTACATTCAAAGAGTTAGACTTAGTTTATAGTGAACCAATAAAAGAATTTATGTTAGAACATCAGTTCGATGTAGTTGTTCACTACGCAGCAATAAATGGAACACGATATTTTTATGATATTCCATTTAAAGTCTGTAATCATAATATCTTAATGACTCAGAATGTATTGAACGCATGTACACCTTCAGTAACAAAAGTAGTATATGCGTCATCATCTGAAATTTATGGACCATCACCAATTGTTCCAACTGAAGAAACAGAACCTATGATTTTACATCCATCTGCAAATAGAGACTCTTACGCGTCTTCAAAAGGTATGGGTGAGTTCTTAGTAAGATTATGGGCAGATGAAAAAAGAAAAGAGTATTTGATAGTTAGACCTTTTAACACTTATGGTCCAAGAATGGCAACAGGTGGTTATGGTCAAGTGATTCCTGAGTTTATTGAAAGAATCAAATCAGATGAAGATTTTTACTTATATGGTGATGGAAATCAAACAAGGTCTTTTTGTTATGTGACAGACCATGCTAATATTGTTTCTGATTTAATTTTGAAAACATCTAACGAAATAGTAAATGTTGGATTTGATGAAGAGATTACTATTCATGATTTGGCGATGGTTATACATCAAATAATGGATAAAGAATTTAAAGTAGAGTACAAACCTGCGTGGTCTAACGATACAAAATGGAGAAAACCATCACTTTTTAAGTTAAAAAGTTGTATAGGTTATGAAAATTTTGTATGTTTAGAAGACGGAATAAATAAAATGTTAAAATATGGCGATAGAAATTAAAACACCGATTGGTGACGCATTCGATAAGTTATCAATCCTTGAAATAAAACTTGAAAATGTAAAAGATGAAGTTCAGAGAGAGAACATTCAAAATGAACTTAATTATTTACAAGATAAATTGAAACCATTTTGGGATAATGGTGGAGATGAACTGAAAGAAATCTATAGTAGACTCAAAAAGACAAATGGTCAAATGTGGGTTATAGAAGATTCAGTTAGATTATTAGAAAAAGAGAAATTGTTTAATGAAGAATTCATTGAATACGCAAGAGCGGTTTATTACACAAATGACAGAAGAGCAGCAGAGAAGAAAGAAATAAACCATTTACTAAATTCAGAATTCTTTGAAGAAAAAATATATCAAAAATATGATTAATTTTAACGAAGGAAATTCTACTGACTATCCATACCCTATTATAGAGGTAGAAAATTGTTTTGACGAAGAAACACTTGAGAATCTTATACAAGAGTTCCCTGATGTATCTTCAGAAGGAACAGTGATGGGTGGTAGAAAAAAGATGAATTCAAATAGTTCAAAGTTTCCGTCTTGGATAGAAACTGCGCCTACTTGGAAAAAGTTTTATGAATATCTAAATGATGATAATGTATTCCATAGTTTTGTCAACTATTATGATGATGAGTTGAAAGATTGGGGAAGTGTTATCACAGGTGATAGTTCATTGAAGACCGATAGTTTTTTACATATCGATTGGTCTTCTGCAACAGACGGATATGTGAGGGAGATTCACAGAGACACAGATAAAAGAATTTGGAACTTCTTAATATTCTTTAATGATAAGGATTGGGAAGGTGGTGATTTTTTAATCCACTCGTCTGACAGTCTAAGTAAATTAGACCAACAAATATGGGATTTAAAAGCATTACCTGTACATAAAACAATAGAAGCAAAGAAAAACAAAGGAGTATTTTTCTTATCTACTCCTGATTCATATCATTCAGTCTCTAAACAGTTTAATACAAACTCACCAAGAAAGTTTATATATGGTTCTTACTCATATAGAAAGGGTGATGTTTTCAATAAAAGGACAAAATGAATATAGATGAGTATGATAAAATGCAACACCACGAAAACAACTATCAAGTCGCAATAGACTTTGATGGTGTAGTTCACGGTAATTCAAAAGGGTTTCACGATGGAACTGTATACGACCCACCTATTGAGGGTTCATTAGACGCAATCAAGTGGTTTAAGTCTCAAGGGTACGATATAGTTTTATTTACTGCAAAAGTAAAACCCGATAGACCACTTGTAAATGGTAAAACAGGTGAAGAACTAATATGGGAGTGGTTAACTAAATATGAAATTGATAATTATATAAAAGAAATAACTTGTGAAAAACCAAGAGCAGTCTGTTATATAGATGACAGAGGAATTAGGTTTGAATCATGGGAACAGACATTAAAACAATTTAATGAAATCACAAACAAGTAAGTTACGAGAAGAACTTCTAAAATTAGAAGAACCCGAAGACAGATTAAAAGTATTAAAGAATCAGTATGAAGGTGAAACTGCATATATAATAGCAGGTGGTCCATCACTAAATAGATACACAAAAGAAGAACTTAGAGACTTCTTAAGAGATAAACTATGTTTACCTATCAAACAGTCTTACGACTTCTTAAAAGAGGTCGCCGACTTTCATTTACTAAATTGGTGTAACTTTGCACCATATGATTGGACAAATAATAAATCAATCATAACATGGGCAATATTTGAACAATTCCATCCTCAAATGATTTTTGATAATAATTTAGAATCAGATATTTTTATACCAATATTTAGAAACAATCCAAATACGGGTGGTGGGGTTGGTCCTAACAAAATGATTCATTCATTATCAGAAAGAGAAGATTGGGATACTATGAAGTTAGACCACCCTGAATATGGATTCAACCAACCTTGGGGGCCCGGTATTATGTATGAAATGGCACTTCCATTAGCAATGTATTTAGGTTGTAAAAAGATAGTAACTATTGGTTGGGATATTGGTGATTTATCAACTTTTGAAAAAGGAACTGAAGATGATACACAAAGAGTATTTCAAGAACACTTTTATGGTGATGAACACGAAAAGATTGTGTATGCAAAAACATCAATGGGTCCAAGAGAAATACAATCAGTAGCAAAAGCATCAAAAGGTATTTACTATTGGTTGAAAGAACAAGGTATTCAATGGGAAATTAATTCTGATAGAAATCCTGGCTATGAAGGAATTCCAAGAGTAGAGATATGATAGCAGTAGGTTGTTTAGTACAGTGGTATGAGATTGATATGGTCGAGGAATATTTAGATTCCTTAGTCAAATCAATAGGTAACCAAAAAGATAAGGTCTTAATTGATTTATGTTTGGTTACAAATCAAGATTTAGAAAAAATGTCAAGAAATTTTTTACGAGAAAAATTCTTAACAAATGATGTAACACCTATGTACTACATTAGAGAAAAGTTTTCAAAAATTTGTACTAAGATTCTAAATAAGGGTTATCAGTTAGATATGAGAGCCGAACAAAACTTATATACCATCGCAGATTACAGAAGAGATTTTAATGAACATTATTGTGAAAAAGTAGATATACTATTTTGGGGTGAGTCTGATATGTTAGTACCATCACAGGCGATTGAAACTATGTTATCATTACATGAAGCAGTAAAAGAACAAACTCCAAAGTATTTAGGATTCTTTTCTACTTGTAAAATGTGGGATGATTCGTGGAAACCATTGGAACACCCAAAATTAACTGATTTACCAAGAGACGCACATGCGTGGTATGGAACAAGATGTTATATGGGTTATGATAAAATGGAAGAGATAAACTCTGAAACTGAATCACCACATATAGAATCAACATATGATTATAAATTTAATGGATGTGGATTAGTAATGTCATCTGAACTTGTAAGAAGTGGGGTAAATATACCTAAATGTGTATTCTTTACTCACGAAGATACAGCATTAATGAATAAAATGTTAACATTATTTGGAAATAATCAAATTCCTTTGTATATTGTAAAGAATATATTGTTAGTTCATAATAGAGAACATCCAAAGAAAAGATTATATGTACAGGATGAGGTTGGGGATGATATTAATGAACAACGAAAATCAAATAATTGGTATAAAGTAGCGAGTGAAATGTCAAAGTTGAACGCGTATAACTTTATGAAACAGGGAAGAAACTTTAATTGGAAAGACGTATGGGAAAAAGTCCAATAACAACTTGTATATCAACAAATAATAATCTTGATTATGTAAAACTTGCTTACGAATCGGTAAGAAAGAATGCATATTACAAAGACCAACCGATTGTGATTCACGCAGAGAATTGTACTGATGGTACAGATGAATGGTTACTTAATCTAATGCAAGAGGATAAGAATCTAAAAGGTTTTATAGAACACAATGATGTACCAAGAGGAATTGGTGGTGGTATGGACTTTTGTGTTGACAAATCAGAAACCGAGTATGTAAATATAATCCACTCTGATATGTGGATATCACCAAATCAAGATTTAGAGTTACAAAAGATTGTAGAAGAAGGTGATGGAGTTGATAGAATAATCGCATCATCATTTAGAATCCAACCTAAGATATTTCCAAATGACCCTGATTATAGGCCAGGAACTGTATTTGTATCAACAGATGAGTTTGGTGAATTCCATCATAACTTTGACAAGGAGTGGTTTGATGATTGGTCTCAGAAACTTTCATCAATGGATGAGACTCGTGTAAGAAAAGGTGGTGGAGCAGGATTCTTCTGTAAAAAAGAAGACTATGTTTGGATTGGTGGTAACGACCCACTATTCGCACCTGCGTCATATGATGATATGGATTTGTTTATTAGAATGCAATTAGAAGGATATAAGTTTATTATGTCATCCAAGTCAATTGTATATCATTTTTCAGCAAGAGGTTCTCATTTTAGAGATGAAGCAAAAGATAAACTGAATTCTAAATCTAAAAGACAACAGGAATCAGAATCAAAAAACGCAAGAAAGTTTATTAACAAGTGGGGTAGGTTACCTGATAGTGACGACCAAACTTTTGTAAAACCAATAGAAGGAACAAATAACCCTAATAGGATACCATTATTATGAATATATTAGTAACAGGTGGAGCAGGTTTTGTAGGAACAAACTTGATTGAAAGATTGATTGAAGAAGGACATAGTGTAACATCAGTTGATGATTACTCTACAGGACATAAAGAAAATCACATACAGGGTTGTAAATACATCGAAATGTCTGTTGTAGACTTTGATAGATACCACGACCTTGAATTTTCAGAGTTTGATTTGATTTATCACTTAGCAGGGTTATCAAGAATACAACCATCATTTAAAAATCCATCATATACATTTAATGTAAATACAGGTGGGACTCAAAAGATTTTAGAGTTTGCAAGAAAGACAAACACAAAAGTAGTTTATGCAGGTTCATCATCAAAACATCATGACCCATATCAATCACCATACGCCGCGTGTAAGTATCTTGGTGAAGAGGTTTGTAAGATGTATAAAAAAACATATAATATGGATATAGAGATTTGTAGATTTTACAATGTGTATGGACCATATGAAGTTATTGAAGGTGATTGGGCAGCAGTTATTGGTATTTGGAGACGACAAATAGAAGACGACCAACCATTAACAATCGTTGGTGATGGTGAACAAAGAAGAGATTTTACTCATGTAGTTGATATTGTAGATGGACTAATAAAAGTAGGATTCTTTGCTCATAAACACGAAGACGCATGGGAATTAGGATGTGGAAAGAATTACAGTATAAACGAAGTATCTGATTGGTTTATTAAATACGGTGGTGGTTCTAAAGAATATGTAGAAGACCAATATGGTAACTACAGAGAAACACTTAGAGAGAATGATGAAGCAATATCAAGACTCAGTTGGAAACCTGAAGATAGATTAGAACAATATATAAAAGAATTATATGAAGTTTGAGATTAGTGGTGAATTTGGTTACGAGTTGTTCGCAGGATTACCTTTAGTAAATTGGTATAAAGAACAAGGACATGATGTTGAAGTTATATCAGCGAAGGGTTCGTCTTTATTGTATCCAAACATAAAAGTAACTGAAAAGTATAAGAGTAGACATACTTTTTTTGAATTAGTAATCGATGGTAAATCTTATTACAGACCACATAATCATGTAGCAGGTGTTTTTTCAAGACCTGTTGTTGGTGATAAACTGATGTGGGAAGACAAATGGTCACCACCTGATTTGAAATCATATTATTTAGAACGATTCCAAATAAAAAAAGATAAACCATTTTTAGTGGTTTCAAATAAAATTCAAAATGAATGGGGACGAGGTCCTGTAAACTATCTTAGTGTCGATGTACTAAGATGGATATTTGAATTATGTAAAGATAAATTTAATATTATTTACAATAGACCATATACAAATAATATAGTAAATGATGATACACCACAAGAAGAATTCGGAGATAGAGAATTGGTAAGAGAGATGAGTATTCCGACCATGCAAAATTACGCAGAAGAATATAACTTAGATTACAACACCACACAAATGGCAGTAATGTCAAATTGTAATCATTTTATATCAACTCAAGGTGGTAACTCTGCCTTGAGTGCGTATTTTGGTGGACAAGGTATCATTTATGGTGTCGAGGGTTATGAAGTGAAACATAAAGCGTATGAAACCTTCTTTCCTAAACTTTCAGGTCAAAAAATAAATCATGTGAAAACATATGATGATTTAATTAAAAAGGTAAAAGATTATGTTAACTAAAAGTGATATTAGTTTTATTCAACCATCAAGAGATAATTTAAAGTATCTAAAGTGGTCATACGAATCAATTAGAAAAAATGGTGGTCCTGAACCACACATTTGTGTAGCGGACGACTTTAGTTCAGATGGAACTTGGGAATGGTGTCAAGAGATGATGAAGAAAGACCCAAACTTCAAAGCTATTAGAAATGATGGACCTACAAGATTAGGACATACAATCTTATATGATAGATTGATTAATGAAGTAGCAACTACAAAAGTTGTTGGAATCTATCACGCAGATATGTACCTTTGTCCAGGCGCATTAGAATCATTGATAAAGAATCTAAAACCAAAAACAGTAGTTTCTTGGACTCGTATTGAACCACCACTACATCCTGATGGTCCTGAAAAAATTCTTTGGGACGGTAAAACTGAGCCAGAAGATTTCTTGGAAGAAGAACTTCTTATAGAGATTCCTAAGTTTACAAGTAAAACTAAAATTACAAAAGGTATATTTGCACCTTGGTTTTTATATAAAGAAGACTTTACATCAATCGGTGGACACGACCCTTTGTATGCACCACAATCAAAAGAGGATTCTGATATATTTAATAGATTTTTACTAAATGGATATGATTTGATTCAAGTTTGGGACGGGTTTGTATATCACATGACTTGTAGAGGGTCAAGATTCAATCCAACATTAACTGAAGTAGGTAAAGAATCAGATGAATGGTTAAAACAAAATCAGAGGTCAACAAGGAATTTTATTAGAAAATGGGGTCATTTTGTAAAACATGATGAATTTATGTTACCTGAGGTTCCACATAAATACGATATTCAGTTTAATGTAGAGAACTGTAATTCACAAATGTTAAATATTTTAGAACCTTGGTGTGATAGAATTGTTACAGATTTACCAAAAGATATCATTGAGAGTTATATAAAATTGGAACAACCAAATACTCAGTTTGATTTAACTAAAAGAATAAATGTAGATATTGATTCAGATATTGAGATAAGTTTTGACGCAAATAGACTTTCAAATCAATCGTTTACATACATCCAAAAGTGGGCAGAAATCTTTGATTCTAACGAAATTGAAATCGGAGAGTTTGAATTGGACATATTTAATATAAAGGTTAATAAAATAAAATACTATGAAAATGAGTTGATAAAACTATGAGATACTTTATACTACTGCCAGAAGATACAGAAGAAGATGTTGACTATTCAACAAACATCTTAGGTGAAGTTTCGTTCAAGAATTTTTGGACTGAAGAAGGGTTTGGAATTCTTGAAAGATTGGTAGAAAAGTATCCTGATACACTTACAGAAGTCAAAATTAAAGATGAACAAAACAAAAACTATTCTGTAGAAGAATTCTTAGATAAAATCAAAAACTTAAAGGTAATTAAAAATGGGTAAGATTGATATTCGGAGTATAGACTTCGATGATGATGAATATTATGAGAACGAACACTATGAACAAATTAAAAGAAAACGTAGGAAAAAAAATAATAATGACCAAAACTTTCTCGAATTTCAGGGGGAGTCTCGTAGAGGGAGAGAAAGTGACTCTTTTATCACTCAACGAACAAAAGGGCGAAGTAGACGTTAACGACCCTTTTGATATGAAATGGACCATTCCATTAGAATTTGTCCATATTTATTAGTAAGGAGATTTTATGCCGTCAACAAGTAAACAACAACAGAAATATATGGGTCTTGTATATGCTTTGAAAAAAGGTGATGTAAAACCATCTGATGTTTCTAAAGATGTTAGAGATACGGCTAAGAGAATGTCCAAGTCAGATATTAAAAAATATGCTTCAACTAAACATAAAGGACTTCCAAGTAAAAAGGAATCCTTATACAAACAGTTAGAAGAACTCATCAAAAAGATTGATGAGAAATGGTCAGACAAATATAAAAAATCAATAGACTGTAACAATCCAAAAGGTTTTTCTCAAAAAGCTCATTGTGCAGGTCGTAAAAAGAGGAAATAAATGATACTTAGAGTAGGTTCGAGAGGACAAGAAGTAAAAGATTTACAAGAATTTTTAGAAATAGGAGCAGATGGTATATTCGGTGAAGGAACTAAAAAAGCAGTTCAGGAGTTTCAAAAAGCCAATGGTTTGGTTCCTGATGGTATTGTTGGTCCTTCCACTTGGGATTCTATGGGTCTTGCTACTACTGATGATTCTGAGAAAACATTCACAACAGAAAACGGATTAGTAGTTAATAGACATTATTTACCTGTAGGTGAATACAAAAGTGGAATAACTAACAAAGAGTATGTATTCTTACATCATACAGCGGGATGGCAGAATCCATATAGAACTATTGACCATTGGGGTCGAGATAGTAGAGGTGCAGTAGCAACTGAATTCGTATTAGGTGGACAATCAATAAAAGGTAATGACGAAACATATGACGGAGTAATGGTTCAGGCATTTCCTGAAGGACACTACGGATGGCACTTAGGTAAAAATGGTTCACAACATATGCATACACATTCTGTTGGTATTGAGGTAAATAACTTTGGATATCTGAAAGATGGAAAAACATATGCAGGAACAACTGCACATGAATCACAAATGGTGTCTTTGGACAAACCATTTAGAGGATTTAAACATTGGCATAGATATTCAGATAAACAAATTGAAGCATTAAGACTATGGATTTTATGGATTGCAGAACGAGATAATATCGATGTAAGAAAAGGTCTTGTAGAAGAAGTAAAACAAAAAGGTGCAGATGGATTTGAATTCAATGAAGACGCATATTATGGAAGAGTAAAAGGTATGTGGACACACACCAATACTCGTAAAGATAAATTCGATATGTTCCCACAAGAGGAATTATTGGATATGTTAGTAAGTTTGTAGAAAAACAGACTATTTATATTAGTAACAAGTTATAAAAAGGTTATATTATGATAAAATATATTAGGAGAAAATGGATGGCATTTAAAGACATTTTTAAAGATGACAACGATATCAATGAAAAAAACGTGATTGGATTCATGTCATTTGCAGTAATGACGTTATTCGCATTCTTTGACCTTGCTACAGGTTACTTTGGAAAAGACTTAGTAATCAACGAGTTTATATACAATTCTTTTGTATTTGTAACGTTAGGTTGTTTTGGGATTGCAGGGTTAGAAAAGTTCGCTAAAAAGTAGAAGAGAAGGGTAAAGAACCACGATGAAAAATTTATTATCAATTTTGATGATTATCTTGATGATTATACCAGCAGGTGTAAATGCACAAGATGAAAAAAAGAAAGACAAAAAACCAATATTCAAAACTTTCTATGATAACTTCTTCAAATACGCAACAGTATATGGAGCTGGTGATTATAGAGCACCTTATGAAAGTTCAGATAAGAAATATCTAATCAGAACTCCTGATGGACAAGGTATCTACGATGTACCTGAAGTAGTAGATGTTACTGAATACTTTCCATCGGATTACAGAATCGGCTTCGGTATTCGTAAATTAGGTCGTTTTGGATATGAAAGAAAGCCAGGTAACTTTTGGACAGGTGACCAAAACTTAGAAAGACAAAACGCATTAATCGCACCAACTTCAGCAGTTCAAGGTTGGGAATACTTATTCCACTTTGAGAAGGAACGAAGAAGAGGTGAAGAGTGGGAAAACCTAAGATACTTCCTTAGACATACAGGTAAATACCATATCGTAAAACTTGAACAAAGATATCAAGGTGCATTTGACTTTAACTATAGTGCAGCAGAAGTAAGAGGAAGATTACCAATCGGTAAAAAGTTCTCTATATCAGCAGGTGCAGCATTTAGAACTCACGAAAGAGTTTATGGAGTTAATCCATATGAGATTTGGGTAAGTGCATTGGACGGAGACGGAAACCAAGAAAACTATTGGTATGAGTTGGCATATGAGTATGGATTCCAAGACGCATTTTATACCACAACAATCTTCAATCCAATTTCAGGTGAAGAAGAAAACATAGGTGGTTATTTTTGGTGGGACCCTGAAGGAAGAAGAGTCGCATCTTCGGATTTGCAATTTAGAGATGGTCCTTACAAAAGACTGATTTCAAGATATAACCAAGAAATATTAGGTAACACCTCAGAATTTGGATTGATATCGCCAGTTGTAGGTTTTGATTTCTATCACTACAAGTCAAACTTTTGGTTACACCTATACGGTTCAGCATTTTTACCATATCACAAGTATGTAATGGGTGATACAGATGAACAAGGAAGAGTTCCTCTATCTTACTTATACAGAAACGATTGGGACCAATATGGGTTAGCAGACGCAGCAAAAGGTGAACAGTGGTGGGATTACCAAGCAGGTGCAAACTTTGGATGGAAAATCGGAAAATCAATCGGGTTATTTGCAGAAGGTGAATATACTCAAATGTGGGATTCTAAATTTTTCATTACAACATTTGGTATAAATTATACATTTAGATAGGATTAAGAGGATTTGTTATGGCAAAGCAAGTATCAGAAGAAACAAAAATAACCCTCGATTTAAAAACAATCGGGGTAATCTTATTTACTTTAGCAACAGTTATTGGAATGTGGTTCACCTTACAGGGTGACATTCAAGAGGCAAAGGAATTACCTGAGCCTGTTATAGACAGAACTGAGTATGATTTAAAGGACGAATTAATTCGCCAGACAATTTTAGATACTCAAGATGATGTAGATGAAATCAAAGACAAACTCGATAAGATAGATGAGAGATTGTACGAGATACAAAAGAATAACTAAAATAGGTTAGCATGAAAAAGATAGTTTTTTTAATATCGTTATTAATGAGTTTTAGTAACGTATTTGGACAAGATTGGATAACAGATAGTAATTTTGATGATAAAATCCATGAAAAGTCCGCATTTGGTGACGATGAAATGTCAATTGTTATAGTTGAGTTTTGGGCAAAGTTTAATGACGCAAACGCATTCCAAGATTGGGATAAAGTTGAAGGAATAACTCACTATTACAGAATTGATATATCAAAAGCACCAAACGCTAAAAAAGAATATAGAATACGAATGGCACCGACCATTATAGTATTCAAAGATGGTATAAAAGAAGAAATGTATAAAGCGGGATTAGATTTAGAGTGTCCTGTTGACTTACAAGAGTTACAAGAACACATCGATGAACTCAAGTCCGCTTCACAGTTTTAGAAAGGTTGCATTAAATGGCAAAAGCGAAAGGATTTGGTACCTCTACTTATTACGATAAACCTAAGAAGAAGAGGCCAGGTATTCACTCTAAGACAAAAACGTCAAAGGGTAAAAACAGTAAACACTATAAAAAACCATACAGAGGCCAAGGGAGATGAAATTAGGTGATATACTCAGTTTAAAATCCATGAGGTTCATGGATGAACCAAGAAAGAAGGATATAAAGGTAATAAATCAAAAACCAAACCTTCTTCAAGGATTCCCTATTGAGTATTTCAAAGGTAACCCACCACCTCAGAATGATTCATCAAAAGTAAAAATAGAATTAAGGAAGTTAAGTGACCTTCCTCACGATATAGATTTTGTCAGAGAAATGGATGCTATTGACAAAGTATTTAAAAACTACTGCGATATACAAGGATTAGATTTTCCCCAATCCTTGGTAGACCAACTATTAGATGACAGTAGAATATTCACAAGAACACTAAAGATTCACTATAATAGACCAAGACCATATCAAATTGCTGACCACCCGTTGGTAAAGATTGATATTGGAAAAGAAGCATATATGGAGTCAATGAACACCCCATCATATCCAAGTGGTCATTCCTGTCAAGGAATACTTATAGCGAAAGTAATGTCAGATATGTACCCTGACCATGAGTATAATTTCATGAATTTGGGTAGAGATATTTCAAGAAGTAGAAATATTGGAAGAGCACATTACGAGACCGATTCAAAGTTCGGTATGAAGTTAGGATATTCAATGTATGATTATCTAAATAAAATGAAAAGGTTATGATATTTATATCGTAGGAGAAATTAGTATGAAAAAATTATTAGTATTTTTAAGTGTTTTGTCATTTTTATTTATTTCCTGTGAAAAGGAAGAGATATTAGAACCTGTATTAGAGATTTCACTTGATGGTGAGTCTTTTGACCCAAATGATAGATACGCACAAATCAAAACATTTGGTGGTATAAAATACGGTGATACTATCAAGAAAATATTTATCCTTTATCTACAAGTAGATGATGGAGAACCAAGATTGGACAGACAACATTTCGCATTGTATTGTTTAGATTCAGACGCAGATGATAATGGAGCGTTATTAGATATCGGACAATACACTTGGGAAAATCCTGATAACAAATATGCAGGTGTTGAAATACCAGGCGACCAAGAATATATTATTTGGAATGATGTTCAAGTAATGGATGTACACAATGGATTAATTTGTTTAACTGCCGTAGGTCAGTTTTACAATCCATACATTCAAAGAAATATGAGTGTTGATTTAAGATTAGAAAACTATCCAATAGGATTGGATATAGACGCAACACCTTACGGGTATTTATTAAATTAGAAAATTATGATAAAATTAAAAGACATATTGAACGAAGGAAAACAACCATTAAACGAAGTGATGTTTTATGGAAAAGCAAAGGTTGTATTAACATCAAACGCAAAAGACTCACAACTACCATCTCAATATGTTGAGTTTAATTTTAATTATGTTAATGCTGATTACTTAGGTAAAGGTCCAACTTTAATTTGTATTCCAAAGAGTTCAAAAGACTTGGATAAGATTGATACTTTGGGTAGTATATCAAAAGATGATATCACTAAACAATTAGCAGAGTTCGCATCAAAGAAAACAAAACAAAGATTTGTTCCTATCGAATACAGACATAAAGAACAATATACGATAGCATTAGATATTGAACCTATTTTAAAGAAAATCAAATAAATGAAACTAAACGAAAACATAGTATTACCTATAAAGGTTGGGGATACGATTTTAACAGGTAGGTTCAAAAACAAAAGAACTACCGTTAAATCAATCGGTAAGGACGATTATGGTATGCCAACAATCAATGGTAGGAAAGTAGTCAACTTTAGAATCGTAAAAGAATCTATAGAAGTAGAATTCCCTGAAGATATGCCACAAGATGAATCAATAAATGAACAAAGACCAATACCTATGGACACTCCAAATGAGTTTGTATATATGGATTTCAAAAAGTGGGTGTACAAGAATAGAAAAATGGTTAAAAAGATGATGTTAAAACAAAAAGGTGATTCTACTAAAATGTTTTTAATATTATCAGCGTTGTGGTATAAATGGGCAAGAAAGAACGCACCAATGTTTACTTTTATGAAAGATGACAAAAAATTTGGTAGACAGTTAATGATTCTAATGGTAGATGATGATTTGATATTTGATAAAGAAACTTTCAAGAAAACAAACAGAATTAATCAAATCAAAGAAATTTATTATGATAATAAAGGAGATAAATGTCCAGGCCCTGTAACATTAGATGGTAGATGTTTACATGGTAGAAATACTTACCAAAAAGAAGGTGAAGACCTAAATGAGGTCGGTATTTTTAAAATCAGTCAATTTACAAAAGGAATCATTCCACAAGGAAGATTAGATACCAACACACCTCAAAAGAAAAAAGAAGCAGTAGAACTTATCAAGAACTTCCATAGTATGTTAAATGCGTTTTGGAGAGAAAACGACATCCCATTTAGAGCCAGATTAAAATAGTACTGTTAAAAAGTGTTAAAATATTTGGAAAATTACCAAAAATTTCGTATATTTATACTAAAGGATAAATTATGGGTAGAATATTAAGAGTTTTTGATTTTGATGATACACTTGCAAAAAGTGTAGCATACATCTATGTAAAACATAAAGATGGAAAAGAAACAACTTTATCACCTTCTCAATATGCAAAATATAAACCAAAAAGAGGTGATGAGTTCGACTTCAGAGATTTTAACAGTATGTTGAACAACCCCCAAGTAATTAAGAAAAACTTCAAGTTACTCCAACAAATGTTAAAAAACCCAAATAAAAAGGTTACGATACTTACAGCAAGAGCATTAGGATTCCCAATCAGAAAGTTTTTTAAAGATGAATACGGATTGGACGTATATCCTGTCACATTAGCAAGTAACAATCCTAAAGATAAAGCAGATTGGATTGAAAAACATATATCAAAAGGTTATACTGATATTGCATTTATGGATGATTCACTTAAAAATGTAAGAGCAGTACAACAGTTACAAAGAAAATATCCTGATGTAAGAATCAAATCTGTACTCGCAGTTGAACACCTGACATCAAGTCAAAAAAAGAAATTAATAGAAAATCATATAGAAGAGTTGTCGAAGACATATTTATAACAAATAGGGTACACAATGGCAACTACGAATAAAGACATTTTAGAAAATATTCTTGAGGAATTGTCGTCTATGAAAAATAAACTCCCAAATGGTGAGTTAAAACGAATGGAGACAACAATTACCGAGATGAAAGAAAATTATACAGATATTAAAGAGGACTTATCCGACATCAAGTATACACTACTAAATCCTGATAACGGAGTCATAGTCAGAGTGAACAAAAACACTGAAGTCAGAGAAGACATGGAACAAGTTCCTGAAAGAATTTTAGAATTAGAAAATGAATTAGAAAAACTTCAAGAGTGGAAATCTACAGTATCAAGAGCACTTTGGGTACTATTTAGTGGTCTAATTGGTCTTTTAGGGTGGATTTTTTCTGAAGCAGTGGGTAAATTATAGTTTTATTAACTTTCCAAAATATATTTATGGATAACTATGTAGACAAAGCGATTGATGAGGTTTACGACATATTGTTGTACAACCCAACTTATATTGACAAGTCTACTAAAAAAAGAGTATTAACGAAAATGTTAAAACACTATGAATCCGTTGAGGATTACGAAAAGTGTAAACACGTTCAACAACTCATGGATATGTTGGAGAGAACAAATGAAAATAGTAGTAAAAAGTCTTGATGATTTCTTATCGAGTACTAAAGAATTAGGTAACAAAATTTTATATGTAGTAACAGATGAGCCAGGTGGAACCAAAGTAGAAGCAGAGATTTGTCACGAAGTCGAGGTTCCAATTTACATCACAAAGTTTAAAAACAAGTACGATATAGAAAAAGTAGTTTATTACGATTTATGACAACAAACAAAAAAACTTTAAGATTATTGAATGATAATAAGAATAGTTTTATTGACGTGATAAATATACTAAAAAAATATCTGTCATATCCGACCACCCAAGGTCAGTCAATAGCAGATATAGTTCATAGAACAGGTGGTTGTGATATATTTACAGGTGATGAAATTATCGTTGAACATTATTTTGAACTATTTATTGAAAATGGATTTAATGTGGAAGTGAACTACTATGAAGAAAACTAACATACCATCAAAAGGTTTAGGTGATACCATAGCAAAAATCACATCAGCAACAAAATTAGATAAGTTGGCTGAGAAAATCGCAGAGGTCGCAGGAGCAGATGATTGCGGGTGTGACAAGAGACGTGAAAAGTTAAATAGGATGTTTCCGTACAACGGAGTTAAGAAATGAGTTGGAATATAAAAGATTTCATATTAGAAGTAATTAACGAAGAACAACTTGACGAAAAGTTAATGGTTTACAATAACAGAAAACCATACGGTCAGGTAGTTTTTTTAGCAGGTGGAGCAGGTTCAGGTAAAGGATTCGCATCAAAACACTTTTTAGACAGAGAAATGTTCAAGGTTCGTGATGTCGATAAAATGAAAAAACAATTACAGATTCTAAATAGATTAGGTAAACTTGATATAGACGGAATCTTAAAAAAGTATAGTAAAAATATACCAGCAAGTGAAATAGAAAACATTAGAAGTATACAAGCACAGGGATTCCAACTAAGAAATTTAAACCTAAAACAACCTAATCACGTTACAGCATTACATATGTTAGTAAAAGCAATGGGTATTAAAGATAGTTCATTAGAAACACTATTGGTAGGTAAAAATAACCCTGAGACACTTCCTAACATTATGTTTGATATTACAGCGAAAAAAGTTACGGATATTTCAGGTGTAATTCCTAAGTTAGAAAAAGCAGGATACAAATCTGAAAATATCCATTTAACATGGGTTCTTACTAACTTTGTAACTGCAATGGAAAACAACAAGACAAGAGAGAGAATGGTACCTGAAGATACTTTACTAAAAACTCACGAAGGTGCATCAAATACTGTTTGGGGTCTTGTAACAAAGGCGATGCCAAAAGGTTTAAATGGTAGAGTAGATGTGATTCTTAACAACCCTGAACATACAATAAAATATAAAGACGCAGATGGAAATGAAGTTGATGGAATCGCAAAAGGATTTTTATCTTTACCTGTAAAGAAAGAAGGTGGTAGTATATTACCTGAAAAGATTTGGAAAAATAAACTTTATAATTGGATAAAGAATAACGCTCCTGATGCTATAACACAATATATGTAAAAAAGTAATGATTAATCAAGAACAACAAAACGGAAATACACAACTAAATCAAACCCGTAACGAATTCAATGACAGAGTTAGTAGAAAAAAGTTCTTAGGAGCAACTCCAAGAATTTATTGGAATTCATCGAGAAGATTTAGAACGATTTAATATTAAGAAAGAAGTTATGAGACTAAACGCATTTATCATAGATGAGTTCTATAGTAATGTCGATGAAGTAAGACAGTTTGCATTAGAACAAGATTTCAATGTTACAGGTAATTATCCAGGCCCCCGAACTAAATCATTCCTAAACGATTCCATAAAAGAAGTAATCAATGGTGTAATATCACCACATTGGGGTGATATCGTATATTGGGGTAGTGAAGAGTATACAGGAGCATATCAGTTTACAACATCAAGAGATAGAAGTTGGATTCATTGTGACCAAACAACAAGATGGGCAGGTGTTTGTTTTTTAACACCAAACGCACCACTCAGTTCAGGAACAGGTATTTTTAAACATAAATCTACAGGATTGATAGAATGTCCCAAGTTAGAAAATGGTGAAACAGATAAAGAATTACTCGGTGAAATATATAAAGACGCACAAGATTATACCAAATGGGAGTTAGTAGATAGATTTGCAAATATATATAATAGACTGATAATCTATAGAGGTGATTTTTTCCATCAATCATTAGATTACTTTGGTCAAGACAAATATAATGGTAGATTGTTTCAAACATTCTTTTTTAACACGGAGAAATAATGGAAAAAATAGTTCAAGAAGTTTTATTTACCGATAGTGAATGTGATACTTTAATAAATGAAGTTTCTGAATGGACAAGAAGTCTAACTGCATATTCAAAAGACAAGTATTCTGAACAAAATTATGATTTTAGAAATAGTTACGAGGGAATATATACACTTTCTGATTCAGTAAAAACTATGTTAATTAACAAAATTGGTAAATGGAATATATCAGACCTAATAACTATGGGTAGAGTTCAAAGATATCAAACAGGTGAGTATTTTAGAAAACATACTGACAAAAATAAAAGATTATTTACAGAAAGACTTAAAACATTAACTATACAACTTTCAAACCCAAGTGACTACGAAGGTGGTGCATTTAAGATTTACAGTGGTACAGAAGTAACAACTGTTGATGAAACAAGAGGAAACGTTGTTATATTTGATTCAGAGTTAAAACACGAGATACAAGATGTTACATCAGGTACAAGATATTCTTTTGTATCATGGTTAACAGGTGAACATATTAGTTTATGATAAATGAACTTAAAAGAGGTGCAAATATAAGTCACAAACACAAGTTCGTTTGGACAGCACCTGCAAAAGTCGCATCACGGTCTGTTAGAGATATTTTTATAAAATATTGTGATTTGAATCCTGATTGGCCAAGTAAAGAACATCCATCTGATTTTACCCATGTAAACAATTGGCCTGAAGAAGCGGGTGATGATTACATTCATATAGCAAGTATTAGACACCCATATTATAGATGGTTGAGTTATTGGAAATATGGATATAGTGGTGAACAACACGAAATGATTGACCCATCAAATGGACCAATAGAATGTCTACAATCTATGACAGAAGATTGGATTAATGGTTGGAATCTTTGGGATTTAGTAAATAATACATCAAAACAGATAGACTTCGTTATCAGAGCAGAAAATATAGAAGCGTCTTTAAAACATTTATCATTTATACCCGACAATATAGAAGTACCTTGTATAGGAAAAACAGACCTTCCACCTATATCATTTAGTGAAGAACATCTTCGACAAATATGTTATGATAGATTCTTTAATGATTACATAAAATTTGGATATGGAAAAGACGATACTCACAGACGATGGGAGCAACGTGATATGGAAAATCCACTATTTAAACAAAGAAAAATTTAACATATTTTAACATATTTTAACATATTTTATTTGGATTTCTCATTTATTATCCGTACATTAGTACTGTAGTTCTTTGAGAGATGGACGAAGGTCCGAAGTAGTGAGGGCTAATTCCCCTAAGAAACGAAAAAGGATATCCAAACCCAATGACGGAATATAGATAATTTCTTAACGGATACGATTGGGTAACAAAAAAATAAATAAAAAATGAATAATTTAAACACAACAATAGATAAAATAGCTCTTTCAGAGTTTGATGTTCACTACCACGAACTTAGTGATAACTTAAAAAAATGGTGTAACTTAGAAATGGTTACAAATCCTGTGTGGTTAGAACCCTTTTGGAAGAAAGAGGATTATATGAGTACCGCTGACAAGATTATGATGAGTAAAAATTTAACATAAATTTAACATTAGAAATTTGGAATTGTTAAAAATATTCACGATATTAGTAGTGTAAGATTAAGAGATATGATAAAAGAAAATGTTGAAAAAATAATTAATGAGGTTCTTCCGAAGATAGAAAAACATTACGGATTCTCAAAGTTCCAAGAGTGTACTCCTTATGTTGAGTTACACAAAAACATTTACGAAAAGTATAGTGGTGAAGAGGGTTCCGATGGTGAGGAAAGTGGATGTCACGCTGAGTATTGTAGTGATATGAATGAGATTACTGTCTACTATCCTAATATGAAAAGTAAGAAGATGGTTATTCAGACTTTGATTCACGAATACATTCACTACTTACAATCACCGATTTGGTTCAAAAGATATTACAATATGGGACATGATTATGTAACTCACCCATATGAAAAAGAAGCAATAAGTTACGAAAAAGATTACATAAAGTTTATATAGTGACAGACTTTCAAAAGGTTTCTAACTACGTCAAGGACGATTTAGGAATAGATGTTAAAATGGGTCAGATAACCGCCTTTATGGGACATAAGAACAAAACTATTTTTATTCACCATAATCATAATCTGAAAAAGAACGGTCTTTATACGTTATTACACGAAGTCGGACATGCTTATCAAAATAAATATGAAAACTATTTTAAACAAGTTGATGAGGATAAATCTCCAAAAAAGTTTAATATGTATAAATTCATAAATGAGGTCAATGCATGGGACAAAGGATTGGATATTGCAAATAAACTTGGAATAAAAGTGGACGCTAACGAATATAATAAGGTTAAAGAAGAGTCATTACTAACTTATTATGTTAACAAAATTTAACAATTATTTAACATTAAAAATTTGGAATTGTCAATAAAAGTTACTATATTAGTAGTGTAAGAATGAGTAATAAGAGTTTAAAATTAAAAAATATGAGTAAAAAAATCAAGTTAACAATTAATGGTGATATCTACGAATTACCGAAATCAGCATTAGTACTAAAAGGTTCAACCCAATGGGAAGATGAAACCTATATCCAAATGAGAGCAAAGCATTGTTCTTCACTAATCAAACAATATGTTAAGAAAAACTTTCCCCTGTTGAATGTATGGGGAACTTCTCAAGTATATAGTGGTGGTTCTTCTTGTGATATCTATGTTTCTAACCAAGATGGTTCATCAGTAGATAAAGATATTTACGAACAAATAGAGAACTTCTCTCAGTTGTTCAAAGGTGGTAGTTTCAATGGTATGGAAGATATCTACGAATATAGAGAGGATTCACCAACCACTGACAATGGTACTCCAATGAAGTATTTCCCTTCTTATGTCTTTGTAAATAATAAACCAAAGTGGGGTACAGTTGAGTATTGGATGAATCAGTGGAACGAAATGAAAGACCATTATAAAACCAAAACAGAGTTCCTACTTAAAAATAAAACTTATATGACCGATAAAGAATACGAAAATATATGTAACGTATTGAATCCATTAGGTCATTTAACTAACAAATAAAAATTATGAAAGATTGGTACGAATTTAATCGAGACGCAGTAAAAAGTATAATTGAAAACCCAATAGACGCTATTTTGTCTACTTTGTTTATAGGTGGGGTTTTTGGATTACTATATGTTTCACTATGGATATTTTGTCCATGTTAAACAAATGGCAATATAGAGAAATGGGAAGTCGTAATAAGAAGACAGGTAAGTTGTCTTATTACAATGTAACCGTTATAGATTATCACATATCAGATTGTGAATGTATGGCACGACAGTTCCGACCTTACTCACCGTGTAAACATATGAAAAGGTTACACGAAAAAATGGGTCACTTATCAATTTGATTAAATTTAAAATTATATTTATATAAAATAAAGAAAGTTACATATGGACATAAAAATTCCTAAAATCATCCATCAATTGTGGTTGGGTGATAATGAAATGCCTGAACACTGTAAAAGGTTCGTTGAGGAAATGAAAAAATTACACCCTGATTATGAACACCATCTTTGGGGTAATGAAGTATTTGAAGAGAAATACAAAGACGACAAATTTCTTCAGAACTACACAAAAGAACCTGAATTATATAAATGGGCATTTATTTGTGATAGGATTAGACTTTTACTACTTAGAGACCATGGTGGAATTTACGTTGATGTTGATGCAAAACCCATTAAGTCTTTTAATACAGTTTTAGATAGATTGAATCCACAACATACTTTTGTTTCAGGAATGAAACCATCTCAGGAAAATAATACTCTAATAGATTGTACAGTTTACATAGCAGCACCAAACTCAAGAATGGTGAATGAGTGTTTAACAACTTACAATGATATTTATTGGGCAAACGGATGTAGAATGTTTAATGATAAAATCATAGAACAAATGGATACTGATGTGGCATTACTTTCATACGAATATTTTTATGATTCTAAAATAGGTCCAAAAACAGTTATACTACACGATATTACAGATACAAGATTATTAAGTTGGACAGACAATCCTGAAGCAAGAAAACCTGAAAATTGGTAATGAGAAACGGTTACGAACTTATTGATAACTTTCTAACAAAAGAAGAACACGAATACTATTTAAACGTATGTAAAGAAACATATGAAGGTACTCATGGTAAAGAACACTCACACTTTTCGTGGAATGGTGAAGACAACCTTAACAAAATAAATGGAGCGTGTAATTACCAACCAAAGTTTTTAGAAATAGCATCACACCCAACCTTAGTCAAAAAAGCAAAAGAGATATTAAATACTGAAGATACTGTTGACGTATATATCAGTAAATTCTTTCCAATGAAACCAAAAGTTGGAATGTCAACATTTATGCACCAAGACAATTATTATTTCAAAGGTGATAGTAGTAAGATTGTTAGTTGTGCAATATACTTAGAAGATACATCAAAAGAAAATGGATGTTTGAGACTTGTAGAGAACTCACATAAATACGGGATTATACCACATGACGTAGTCAGTGAAGTTGACCCTTGGATTAGGTGGATTAATGAGTCTAATTTAGAATCATTCAACATAATAGATTTAGAAAGACCTGCACCATATGCAACTTTCTTTGATATAAATTTAGTTCACGGTTGTTATCCAAATATATCTGATAGAACAAGATTTAGTTTAGCATGGGAATACATTCCAACATCAGAAGTAGGACCATTTGTTACAGATGAACCGTGGTGTGATAGAAATACAGTAGGATGAAAATATTATTATTAGGACACGGAAGATGTGGTAGTACATCACTTCATTACGGACTTTCAGATGTTATGAATCATAAAATGATTATAGAACCATTTAATCGGTCATTATGGAAAAGTTACTACAAAACAAACCCACCATTTCAAAAAGGTGATGAGATTGGTGAGAATGTTATATTCAAAACATTAGCAGGTCCAAACTTTCAAAATGAGTGGATTGATGAAAACTATAGACAGTTTGATAAAACTATCATATTGATGAGAGGAAACTTTAGGGAAACTGTAATTAGTCATCAAAACGCATTTAAATATGGATATATAAATGAATATAAACCAACTGAAAAAATCACAAAACCATCTTTAAGTCACGTTATAGAAAACTATAAATGGTTACTAAACTTTTACTCAAGGACAGTTACGACACATTTAATTTGGTATGAAGACATTTATACAGAAGATTCTATTGGTTCAAAAGATGTAATTAGATTATTAGATTTAGGATTATCAGAACAACAGTTAGATAAATTATACGATAAATATCTAAATCCTAAGTTTAGATTGAGAAAAAAATTAACACAAATTTAACATTAAAAATTTGGAAATGTAGGTAAAAATACCTATATTAGTATTGTAATAAGATAAAGTATGACAAATAAAACTATTTTTACAGACATCGATGGGACTTTGGTTCACCAAGTGAACTTTGAAGACCTTGACCCGTTTAACAGTGTTGCATTGCCAGGGGTTGTAGATAAAATGGTGGATTGGTTCAAAAAAGGATACCACATCGTTTTGACTACTGCAAGACCTGAGTCTTTGAGAGACGACACTATTCAAGAAATGGATATTTTAGGAATACCATTCCACCAATTAGTTATGGGAATCGGTAGAGCTGAAAGAATCTTAATAAATAACAATAGTGATAAAAAACCTAATGAAGTAAGAGCAGAAGGTATAATTGTTCAGAAAAATGGTGGTTTTAGTAACGTAAATCTATAGTTATGATATATTTAAGAGAGGAGTGGATTAAACATCCAAAACTCAAAAGGTTCAGCAAACTAAAATGTACAGACTCTAAATGTGAGTGTGGTTCTAAGAATACAGTAGTTCTTTGGGAACATGATTCATGTGTTAGGGGAAGAATAGATACTGAAGTTTGTTTGGACTGTGATGGTATCAAAAGTTTTGATATCGTAAGATAGGAGAACTAAATGACTGAACAAGATTTAGTCGACCTTGGATTTGCAAGGTTTGACGAGGTTGAGGGTGTAGATGAGTTTTGTTATTATTCATTAACAATCGGTGGACTTGAATTCATATCAAATGATTCAGAAGATTGGGTTGATGAAGATATTTCAGTAGAAATAGCAGATACTGAGATTGTATTTAATGAGTTTGAGGACTTGAATGAAGTCATCAACATTTTAAGAAAAAATGAACTATAAAGTTTGTTTATTAATTAAATTTTTTGTATATTAAGGTACAAATAAAATATTAAGTAGGAAAAAGTTATGAATTACGAACCTTTAAATGACTATGTTTTAGTCAAAGTAATCAAAGAAGAAGAAAAGACCAAAGGTGGATTATATCGTCCTGAATCAAATAAAGAACAGATGAAGGGTGAAGTTATCGCAGTCGGTGAAGGTATTTTTACTTCTACAGGAAAAAAGATTCCGATGAAACTAAAAGTCGGTGATACCGTTATTGTTCCTAATACAGGAACACAACTAAGATTAGACGGTGATAAGTACAATCTGTACAGAGAACAAGAAATATTAATAAGACTATCATGAGTGCAACAAAAAGATGGATAGAAGACCTTCAGATGGCGGGAAAAGACCCACTGTCTCATGAGACACATATTGATGATGAGTATCAATATAATGAGTGGTGTCACTATTCAGGATTACCAAATGTTTATGCATATCAGAAAGTTACCAAAAAAGATTTAGATGAACAGTAAGTTTTTATTATTAGGTGCATTTCTATTTTTATGTGGACACCTTTGTGTGTTTCATCAATTAAATGGACAGTTTAAGTGGGAATGGTTTAAAAATAATTCACATATATTAGCACTATTAGGTATACCAATATCATTTTTTTACATTTACGGAACAAAATACGCAGTTCAAGGATTTGAAGGACTATTATGGCCAGCAAGATTTCTTGGATTTGGTATTGGTATGATGGTTTACGCGTGGGGGGTGTCCTACTATTTTAACCAAGGATTTACACCAAAAGTTGTTGTATCATTGATATTAGCATTTACACTGTTAAGTATCCAAGTACTTTGGAAATAATTAATGTGGTTTAGAGGACTAATTGATAATGAATTAACAAGACACTTCCATTTTATACGAAGTGCAAAAGAAATAGTTTATTCAAACCCAAAACACATATTAGGTGTTTGGTCGTATAAAGATAAGAAAAAACTGTATGATTTAGAACAAAAAGTACAGAAACAAAGATTAACACTATCTCATAGAGATTTCCAATTTTTAGAGAGTATAGTGGAAAAATATGGATAACCATATTTATATATAAATAAAGGATATGAAAAAAGGTTTTAAATTACCGAATGGATATGTTTTAGGGAAAGGAAGAACTCCCTTGAACTTGACTGAGAGTCAGATTCGTTATGCGATGAAAAACTCAAAATCAAACTCAGGTGCAGCCAGATTCCTTAATGTATCACTAACTACATATCAAAAATATTCAAAATCTTATATAGACGAAAAATCAGGGAAAACTCTTTGGGACTTACATAAGAATCAGAGAGGTAAAGGTGTTAAGAAACCATATAATGTAACTCAAGGTAAATACGCGTTGAATGACATCTTAGATGGTAAACATCCTAATTATCCTGTTTTTTTATTGAAGAAAAGATTAATTAACAACTCACATAAACCTGAGTTAGAATTTCCACATGAATGTCATAGTTGTGGATACAAAGAAAAAAGATTGACAGATGGTTCTATTCCTTTGATTCTTGACCATATGGATGACGATTGGACAAATCACAAAAGAGAAAACATTAGATTTTTGTGTTACAATTGTTTTCATAATCAAAGAGGTAATATCAGAGGTAAACAACCACAGTGGAGAGCGGAACAAATTAAACAAGCAAAATTAAAACGAAAAAAAGGTAAATAAGTTATGGGAAAACAAGTATTTCATGGAGAGGATTCTCGTCAAAAACTATTGACAGGTGTTCAAGAACTCGCAGACGCAGTGAGTGTTACGTTAGGACCAAGAGGTAGAAACGTAGTAATTCAAACAGAAGCATCACCACATATCACCAAAGATGGTGTTACAGTTGCAAAATCTGTAGAATTTACAGATAATACTAAAAATTTAGGAGCGCAGGTAATCAAAGAAGCAGCTCAACAAACTGCGGATAATGCAGGTGATGGTACTACAACCTCAACTGTATTAGCAAAATATATCTTTGTCGAAGGTATGAATGAAGTTAAAAATGGTGCAAATCCTATTGAACTTAGAAGAGGAATGGATATTGCAGTAAAAGAGATTGTAGACAAGTTAGTAAGTAACGTATCAATTGACGTTAAAAGTAATGAACAAATTAAACAAGTAGCAACTATATCAGCAAATGGTGATGAACAAATCGGTGATATGATTGCAGAGGCAATGCACCAAGTTGGAAGAGATGGAGTTATTACGGTTGAAGAGGGTAATTCATCAGATGATGAACTTGATATTGTAGAAGGATTACAATTTGACAAAGGTTACCTATCTCACTATTTTATTAATAATCAAGAAAAACTTAATGTTACTCATGAAGAACCTCAGATATTATTATTTGATGGAAAGATTTCTGATATGGATGATATCGTTGGTATTCTTGAAAACGCATCATCAAAGAACAAACCAATCGTAATTATTGCACATGAAGTAGAAGGACAGGCACTCGCGACTATGGTAGTCAACTCCGCGAGACAAACACTTAAATGTCTTGCACTAAAAGCGCCTGGGTTTGGTAATGAAAGAAGTGAAATACTAAAAGATATGAGTGCATTAACAGGTGCAACTGTATTCGGTGGTGTTGGAAAAGAATTAGAAGATGTATCATGGGATGACTTAGGTTCTTGTGATAGAATTGTATCTACTAAAAACGAAACAGTTATTGTAGGTGGACACGGTGATTCAGAAGAGTTAGAACTTAGAATTGTTCAAGTTAAGAATGAATTAGAAGAATCTGAATCAGACTTTGAAAAAGAAAAACTACAAAAAAGATTATCTAAGTTAAGTGGTGGTGTAGCAGTATTAAGAGTGGGTGCACAATCAGAGATTGAAATGAAAGAGAAGAAAGATAGAATTGATGACGCTCTTCTCGCTACTAAAGCAGCAGTTGAAGAAGGATTTGTTAGTGGTGGTGGTGCAGCATTAATTCACGCCAAACAATTAGTTAATGGTTCTATCGATTTAGGTGGTGATAGACAAAAGGGAGTTGAGATTGTACTTAATTCTTGTAGTTCACCATTTAGAACTATCGCAGAAAACGCAGGATTGAAACCTGACGTACTTTTAGATAGATTTGAATCATCACCACAAGAAGTAAACACAACTACAGGATATGATGTTGTTAAAGAAGAATTTGGTGATTTGGTAGACAAAGGTATTATTGACCCTACAAAAGTTACAAGAATCGCAGTTGAAAAAGCAGTTTCTGTTGCAGGAACACTACTTACTACTGAGTGTATGATTGTAAATGAACCTGACATGGATGAGTAGTGAACAAAAAACTGAAACTATTAAAACTAAAATCTGAAGTATTAAAACTTGAGAGGGAATTGGTTGAAGAAGAGTTTCAGACCTATTGTAAAGATTTTGACAAATATTTTAAAAAGTTTTATGACAAACCTTTAAAAAAACCAAAAAAACCAATAGAAGACCCAACGATACATTATGAGAATGCAAAACGTGAACGAAAACAAAGGGAAGAGAAAATCGATAAACAACGAACTCTTCTTAAAAATGCGCCGAGAAAGGTCAAGAATCTATATAAGAGACTCGCGACTAAAGCACATCCTGACGTAGGTGGTAATAGTGAAGTCTTTCAAAAAGTAAATCAAGCATATGAAACTCAAAACTTGGTAAAAATGTTAGAATTCGCAGGTGAGTTAGGAGTTTCATATAAGTTGGATAAAAATGATGAACAATTATTAGAAGAAAACTTAAGTAAGATTAAACAAGACATAGACAGTATAAAAGGTAGTATCGGTTGGTTATGGGGTACAGGTGATAAAGACGCGAGGTTGTTCTGTATACAGAGAGTTATTGATGAGACAGGACATACACCAAATCAAGAAGACTTACCCAAAGACTTAAGAAAAAAGAAAAAGAAGTTATTAGGACAACGTGGGAAAGAAAAAGAGTAAAATAATAGGATGTACAGCAGGTAATTTTGATTTGATTCATCCTGGCTATATATACACCTTTCAAGAGGCGAAAAGACATTGTGACCATTTCATAGTGTTTTTACAAAGAGACCCGTCACTTCATAGGAAGTCAAAATATAAACCCGTGATTCCATTATACGAAAGATATCGTACATTGATGGCAATACAATATATTGATGAGGTTTATGTTTATCAGACGGAAGAAGAACTTTACGAATTGATTAAGTTTTTCAAACCCGATGTAAGAATCTTAGGTGAGGATTATATCGGAAAATCATTTACAGGTGATGACTTACCACCAAAGATTGTGTACACAACAAGAGCACATGGTTGGTCAACAACTAAAATGAAAGATATGATTGCAATGCAAACAATCAAACAGAATCCTGAAATTCAGGACTCTGCTCAGTACTTTGAACGTAAATTAGAAATGGATGACTAAATACATAATAGAAATAACACCACTAATGGAAGAGAAGTTTTGTTCAACAAAACCATACTTGACAACAATCGAAACAGACGATATAGAATGGAGTATGGAACAATATCAAAGAAACAGACAACCATTCAGTTGGAAAATAGTAAATCAATAAATGGGAAAAAAAAGATTCAAACACCTAATAGTAGTAGGACACCCCGATAAAAACTCATTTTGTTATAACGGTATATATAAGACCATAGTTGACAAAATGGATGAGAACGGTGAGAACTACAAGGTGATAGATTTATACGAGGATAAATTACATAGAGATAGAACAGAGTTAATAAAAGAATACCAAGATATGATTACTTGGTCAACTCACATTTATTTTATATCACCTGTTTGGTGGTTTAGATTAGTTCCAAAAATGGAAACATTTTTTGATGAGGTTTTAACGCCTGGATTCGCATATAAATTTCAAAACATTACGAAACTGTATGCATATCCTGTCCCGTTCTTAGGAGATAAAAAAGTTAGAACATATATCACTCACGGTGCACCAATGTTACCCGTGATTACATTATACTTAAATTCAGTCAAGTTAAGATTGGTGTTGGGTGTATTTACATTTGTATTTGGATGGAAAATCAGTAGATGGTTAAAAACAAAACAATTTTGGTCAGTTCCATTTGTATCAGATAAGAAAAGAAAAAAGTATTTAAAAGTAGTAGAAAACGATATCAAGAAAGATTTAAAATTATGAGAGAATTTGATAATATAGATAAACTGTTAATGTTCGCGTTGATGTACTTCCTGTTTATGTGGAGTGCAACTACGATGAATGCACAAATCAGAAACTATGACGGTAAGTTATATGACGTAGTTTATAGTGAAGATTATGAACAACCTCTTCAAGTGACATATACAGTAATGTGTCCAACAGGTGAAATCAGTAGAAGTGGAATGGACTTTTGGAAACCAAAAGGATGGAAAACTTCAGACAATGATGACTACAAAGCAAATGTATATGATAAAGGTCATATGGCACCAGCAGCAGCATTTAATTGTTTTGATAAAGAAACTTTGAGAGAAACGTTCAACTATCTGAATTGTGCACTTCAACACGAATCACTAAACAGAGGACCGTGGAAAGAACTCGAAAGATTTGAACGAGACTTATCCAAGGTATTTGAAACAGTAAAAGTAAATGTAACAATACATTTTGACAATGAACCCGAATATGCAGCAGGTGGAGCACTTATACCAAGTGGATTCACAAAAGTAATTTGGGCAGGTCAACATGAATGGACATTTAAGTTTGATAATGTAAATTTAAAAGGTAGAGATTGGTCAGACTTTCAAATACCTAATATAAGAAATATAAACGACTAATGTTTGACGAAAGTTTTGTAACGAGGTATCTTTGGAGTACTCAGACTAATAAGATGATAAAAGCAACTAAAATGGTTGCAAAGATGTCACAAACATATGACATCCCTATCAACTATAAACAACTTGGAATATACGAGGACGACAACAATAATGAAGATAGTAGTTGGAGTATTATGTGACGAAGATACTTTCCTAATTGGTAAAAGATTATCCACAGATTCAGTTTGTCCTGATATGTGGGAACTGCCAGGTGGTAAGATTGAGAAAGGTGAAACTCCGTATAACGCGATAATTCGTGAATGGAAAGAGGAGTTGGATATAGACATAAAAGTTTATTATTCAATACCCGAGAGAGAAGAATACGGAATAGAATTTTATCCTTATATAATCAAATATAAGAGTGGTAAACCTAAACTCAATGCACATCAGAGTGTTAAATGGATTACGATGAATGATATAAACAAATATAAGTTCACTCCATTAAGTAAAAAAACACTATATATAATAAAGGGTAGTTACGATTTATTTTTAACCAAAAAAGAATAGGAGAGGAACGGTGAGTAAGAAGTTCGTCAAGAAAACAGTAGGAAACAAAACAAAGTTAACAGCAGTAACAAGTTCAATCGTGGAATCCGTGTTAGACGGTAATTGGTTATCTTTCAACAGTGAAAGACCATATATACAGTTTACGGAAGAAGATGAAGAAGAGATGATAAAAGAATTAACCTCAAGAGGAGACCAATAGATACGTCCACCCACGGTAATGGACGATTTCGTGTGTCTAAGAAAAATTTTGAGATAAACCCAAAATTGTTTCTAAAAATGAAAATATTATTAATTAAATTATGGTTATGGATTACAACGCGCTTTCCCAAACGAAGACCATCGGTATGGGACTTATGAAGACTATTATAGTACACAAACCTAAAAGGTGTAGGAATCCAAGAATAGAAGTATTCGAGGACCACATAGATAAGATAAACAATACGCGCTCAAAGAAGTATTTACCTCAAGATACCGAGATACTCCACATGGGAATGGGTGGAGAGAATCTCTTTAACACTTATATAAAGAAATATAAAATCGATTCAACATGGAAATAAAATCAATCACAATGGATAGTGGTGGTGATATTCACATCACATCCGAAGAGGGGACGATTACGGTCACCAAAACAAATCCATCCTATGAAGGGTTAAAATTACAATTCCTTTCATTAGGAGTTAACGCATGGAATTGGACTAAAAATATAGAAAGATATAGTCCACTAAGACACACCGAAGAAACACTACTATATGACGTAGAAGAGGGACAGTTAAAGATACCTTTTCCTAACGTGGATTACTCGTCTTATTACGAACCCATGTTTCGTTCAACCAATACAGGTGGTGTAGAATTTAATGAAGAAAGCAAAACAATATGAAAATCACTGTAGACTTACACGGTAAAAGACACCATCAGGTAGAAAAAATCTTGGAAAAGAAACTCCTGAACGGAAAGAAAGACTATCTGAAGACTGAGATTATTACAGGAAACTCTGAACCTATGAGACAGTTAGTACACGACTTCTTAGACGAACACGATTTTAAGTACGTTGTTACAGAGTGGAACATGGGTAGAACGGTCATCGTAGGGTAGAACAACCCTGAACAACCCCGTATAGGTGAGACAAAATAAATCTACCTTAATTCACCAGCCAAGATTCCCCAAGACCTATTTATCCTTATATGGTCATAATTAAAGTAATCCTTATATTCTGCGTATTCGTTTTCATTATGAATCGTTGGTTCAAGTATTTGGACCGTTAAAAAATCCCACAAAAACCCCCTTTTATCCCACTTTTTACCACTTTATGGTAAACTCTCACCCGATAATTCCTTAATAAATCCTTGTAAAATTTAATTAGGCGCTCAGGAAGGAAGATGAATCCACAACAAAAAGGGTCAGC